TTACATATGGCTAATAATCGCGTCGCCGAACTCGCTACATTTCAGTAGTTTAGCGCCGTCCATCAGACGTTCGAAGTCATACGTTACAGTCTTAGCTTCGATTGCGCCTTCCATACCTTTAACGATTAGGTCAGCGGCTTCTGTCCAGCCCATGTGACGTAACACCACAATAAGATAAATTAATTAACATACTGATAATTAACAATATACATCAAATAAAACGGCCTATAATGCTGATTATTATCAATTTATAAACCCCTTAAAGATCAATATATAACAAATAGTTTTGCAGAAAGGTTTTTAATTATAAAGTTAATGTGTTAGCGTATCAGAGTAGTGTATTTAACCAGTACCACTGAAGGGACACTCATCGCCTTAGTATCTTGTATCATTGCGTCACGTTTGATTGCTTATCTTTCTTTCCGCAGCATTGATTCTTCTAAGGGGGTTAACATGAACAAAACCCAATTCTTTTTACTTATTATTGGCTGTATTACTGAGTCTCTATGGGCTTATTTGGTAGGCGTTTTGAGTGCTAGTGGAATTAATCTGACCAGTTTCGAAGGGGATGTACTGGTTAAATACATTAAAACCCGTCATGGGGTGTCGGGGGTCGTAGGTTCAAATCCTATCATGCCGACCAATTTTTTATAGAGAAACCAACCTGTTAGGGTTGGTTTTTTTGTGGGTGAAATTTTAAAAAGGTAAAATGACGGTAAAATGACGACACAATTACACTATATATCACCGCCTTCCTCAGCTTCCAATTCAGCCTTCTTAGCATCTTCTTCAGCTTGCTTCTCTGCTGCTTCTTTTGCTAATCGCTCTGCTTCTATCTTATCGAGTCTCCTCATCATTTTTGTGTCACAATTTCGGCACAGTGATTTTCCCTTCGTGCTATACTCGTTTCATTATCCCCAACGGAAAACATCATGCACAATCTCGCTGAACTATCACAAGAAGAAAAAGACAAAGTGAATGTCGATTTAGCCGCCTCCGGAGTCGCATATCGCGAAAGACTCGGGAAAGAAGTCATCGACATTGAAGTCGAGCAACAACAACCCGAGCACTTGCGCGAGTATTTCAGAGAACGTTTAGCTCATTATCGTGAAGTGAGTAAGAGGTTTCCGCGGGGGTATGAGTACAGCAAAGAAGATTAGATGTCTTCCTCGGCTTCAATTTCGGCGTTCTTAGCCTCCTCCGCTTGCCTATCCGCCTCCTCTTTCGCCAATCGCTCGGCTTCTGCTTTTTTGAGATTGTAGATGGAGTTCACTGGCATTTCGACACGCATATCTATCCAACGAGACTCGGGAACGTCGCACGGTTCGTAGTTTTCGTAGTAAATCGGCTGGCCATCTTCGTCAAAGTGCTTAATGCGCTTGTTCTGGAAACGTTCTGGCATATCTGCGTTCTGTTGGTGGAAAACAAAAACTTCAATATCACCATCTGGTCTCACCTTGTAATCAATAAGCACCATGTTTTTACCGTTATGGTCTTGAGGAATGACAAAGCCGTTATTGATACCCCATGCACCATCAGCATTAAAACCAACGACTCCCTTTATCAAATAATGGCCTGTGCCGATGTGCTCCATCTCAACGCCTTCAGACTCTTCGTTAAGCTCAATGTCATCAGCGAAGAGTTTTACTACCGGGGAGGCTGCTTTTAAGTTACCGTTTGAGTCTTTGGTTGTGTTTACATCCGTGTATACGTTATAAACCTTATGACCATCAGTACGCCCACCGATAATCTTAACCCCCTGACCAGTATGCCCTGCTGTAATTGCAGTGAATGCATTTCCAGCCTTAAAATAAGCAATTGGACAAAATTTAAAATTTAATGAGCTATCAAAAGTATTTACCTTAAAAATACTCGTTGGAGTGCTTCTATTACGTAAATAAGCTAATAGTGTCGAAGCATCATTTGGCTTAAGGTTTAGCGTCATTTCGCCATTTCCACCAAAACCATAATCCCCTACATGCATAATTACACCAGACGAATTTTGCAAGCTATGCACATTAAATTTTTTGTTGTCTGGTGAGCTCAATAAAGCAGGCTTACCCGCATCTGTGGCCTTTAGTTGGACGAAAGTATTATCTTTTATCGCAGTGACTAACCCTCCCTCAGCGTTAATGTTCCCTGCAACGACTCCGCCCTTTTTATCAAACTTCCCATCAAGCAACTTATCCATCTCTTTCGCCGTTCTCAGTTGCTGTGTCGTACCATCGGGTAACGTCACTGTAATCGTACCGCTTTCTGTCGCCCATCGATTTAAGATATCGCTGAACTGCACATTCGCAACGTTCATGGCAACAACTTTGTTTGCTGCATCTGAAACGGAATTCACCATCGTTGTCAGTATTTGATACGGTGCATTGCTCACCGATGCAGGCACAGGGAAACTCAGTGTTATCTCTGTGTTGCTCTGAATAGACGCAATGCTGTTGATATAAATCGTTGCGCCATTTTGAATTAAAATAACCTGCTCTGCTGATACTCGCGAGTTGTTATCTTTCCACTTTGTGTTAGTTCCAATTAGTTTTGTGCTGTTTGCTGTCGTTGTGACTGTTCCTGCGTTGTACATAATATTCTCCGAAATTTAGATACAAAAAAACCGCAATTAAGCGGCCTGTTTTGTGTGATGATGCTCGTGGTTAAGTGTCTAACATCGAAATATCAATGATGATACCCTGAAGGAACCTCCCAGTTCCTTCTCTTGATGGTGGGGTGTCGATGTAACTATCTATGTGCGCTATAAATTCATAAATATACTTAATAGTTAATCCATCTTTGTCATCGACGTAAGAATAACCTTCTGAATAAACGTCTGCTTCATAGTAATACTCAAAGTCAAAGGGGTCTAAGTATCTTCTTATATTCCTGTAATGCAGATATCTATCACCTTGCTGCTGTATCCAGCCATATCGGTGGCCAGAAATGCCGTTGAACCTAAACTCACCGGTGCCAGTGTTTTCCCACGTGACATTGTACTCGCCCGCAAAAGAAATGAATTTGGCCAGTGATGAGAACTTGATTTTCCCGTCAGCGCCGAATATCTCTAGGCCTGCCCCAGACTTTGGGTAATCAACTTTTGATATAGGAGCGACACTATATGAGCCGTTTAATGTGTTAACTGTGGGGAATAATATTCTCTCTTCTAACCCCAGCTCGAAGTCCTCAACTTTTCTATGAAGGCACATCGTTTCTAAATCATCCCTGAGTTGAAGATCGCCTTTGCCATTAAATATTTCAAGTCCAATCATATTGCCCACACTGTCACATGATGCGTAAAACTGTCGTAGAACCTCGTGCCGCCTGTCCCTGCTCCGTTGTTTTCCCATTTATAAATTGGGTAATCAACACTGTAATTAATTGTTGAACCATTCACTTCATATTTTTGATAATTTGGCATTGTGACGCCAAAATAATTGCCCATAATGAACCGCCAACGTATTGAAAAGTGACACAGTATTCTTCCTCCTAATGTAATTGTGGGCACATTTAAACTCCCAGTTTTCCCTAGTGGTAGATTGAAATTCCCCAAGTACCGAGGAATAATTGTGTCCTCACTAATGATTAATCGCCCTTTTTCATCATAAATCTCTAAACCTATCCCCATCACCACATCCCCATTCGTAATCTTAACTTACCATCACGGCTGAACAGCTGTTTGAGTGTACTGGTTTCTATCCAATAGCCTTGCGTGCCGTTTCCATATTTCTTTTCCTCCCCTGTACGCATATTCAGCTGATACCCTATTTTTTTAGCATCGCTAAAATTAGTTGATTGCAGCACATCAGCGATTTTTGCACTTGTGATTGTTGCATCTCCGATAAGCGCTTCACTGATAATAACTTGTCCTTTTTCAACAAAAAACACGGGCTCTAGCTTGCCACTAGATGGATTGAAAATGCCGAACGTATCAGCACTGAAACCAATTTGCGTGACGACTTGGCCGTTTTTTACCTCCACTCCCATCATGAACTTAGCGTCGTAATATTGACCATTCCAATTAATGCCGGTCTTAATTGTGTAGATAGCAGAGCCATTGCCGTTGTGGTCAAAAATGGTTTGCCCACGTTGCTCAATCGCTGCCTGCTGATTGTCAAACTCAGCTCTCGTCAACTGACTGAAATCCGCCAAAGCTTGCTCGTTGTCGCTGATTGACTGCTTGTTATCACTGATTGACGACTCTGCTTGACCGATTCGAGTAGATAAATCTGTGTTAACTTTAACAATCGCTTGGTCTTGTTTCGCAATCGCTTCTTTCTGCGTGTCAATTTGGGCTTGAACGGTGTCAATCCTGCCATCAAACTTCGCGTTGAGCTGTTCATGGCTTTTTGCAACTGACTGCTGAGTATCTGCCAGCGCTTCTTCAACTCGCGTAAAACGAGCGCCATTCTCACCGAGCTGGGCATCAATTTGCGTGAACTTCTGCGCATAAGCTTTATCGTTATCAACAATAATTTTGTTGGTCTCACGAATAGAGGCTTTAGCACGTAAAAGCTCAGACCCTTGCTCATTTTGCTGTGCTGCGAGCTGTAACGTCGTTTCAGCTTGCGATGATTCGATGTTAGACTGCGTGTTTTGAAGGTTCGCTATCGTCGCTTCATTGCTATCAAAGCGTGAAGAAGACACTTGCTCAAGCTCTGTCAATGTCTTATCCGTCTCAGCGATGGCCTTTGTGTTAGTTGTCACTGCGGCGCTGATATCTGATAACTCTTTGTTTGTCTTGTCTATTTCCTCTTTATTAGCGTTAATATCTTTCCCGAGCTCTGCGCGTACTTGTTCTGTGCGTTCTGAGTGTGCTTTGTCTTGCTCTGCGATTGATTTACGCACATCCACGAATTCAGCTTGCGACTCTTCAAATTGCGCTTTCACGCTCTCCGCTAGCTCGGCTGTTGCTTTCTCATTCGTCGCTGTTGCATTCGCAATACGCTTGACGTCCGCTTTCGACTGTAGCAACTCAGAGCTATGTTGGTTCACTTGAGCTGTCGTCTGCATTATCGCTTCTGAAACTGCAAGCTCCACATTTGACAATGACGTCTCAAAGTGCGTGATATAGCCGCGCATCTCGCCGAATTCAGCTGTAGTTGATTGCTCAAATTTAGCTTGCGCTTTTTCTAAGTCGCTAGTTGCTGTTTCAACTGTTGTGACACGGCTTTTGATAGTGCCGATTTCTTTATTTGTGTCGCCCAAATCAGCACGGACTTGCCCTATCTGTTGAGCAAATGCCTCGTTCGATTTAGCAAGTGACTCTTGGACATTCAAAATATCCGCAGCAGTATGCTCAAATTGAGCCGCAACTTCTTGCTGGTACTTTGCTTGAGAGGCGGTGAAATCAGCTTGAACTTGCTCTAACTGCTTAATTGACGCCTTACCTTTAGCGGATTCTTCCTTGAGTTCATAGTAATTCTCAGTCGAAAACTGAGTTAAAGTCATCACCGCTTCGTTGACCGCTTCAACATCTCTGTCAATGCTGACAACTTTCTGCTTCACATCAATCGTGTCCAGCTCAAGCTCTGCAATCGCTTCTTTGCTAAAGTCAATCTGCTCTTGCATCTGCTTGCCTGCTTCGGTGGTGAGGAAGGTGTCACCAACCGCGTCCAGAATACCCTCAACATCCGTTGATGACTCACCTAAAACAACGCTCGTCCACTCTGACTGATTCCCGCTTTTATCAACTAAACGAGCACGGAAATAGAAGCGCGCACCTGCTTTAAGGCCAGACATGCGATACGATTTTAGCGGATAAGGTACATCAGCCAGCAGTTGCATAGATTCAACTGTGTTTTCAGATGAATATTGCAGTTCTGTTTTTAGCGTGTCGCTCGTGTTCGCATCAAATCCCCAATTGAGAGTAATTCCCCAAACCTCAGAAGTAGCGCGTAAATTTAAGGGTTTTGGTGGATTACCTTCTTTTCCGTTGAGTTGAGTTTCTTCCGCATTAGCCCACACGCTGGAAATTTCAGACGCATTAATCGCCCGTACGCGAACTTGATAACGGCCTGCATAAATGCCATTAACTTCAAAACCCAGCGTTGATGTACGCGGAGCATTTATCCAGTTACCGTTGTCACGACGCCATTCCGCCTCATACGCAATCGCACTTTCAGCCGCTTCCCAATCAACCCGTAAAGTTGTAAATGCAATGCCTTGGTCTACTTGTGTGTATGAAGAAATACGCACATTTTTAGGCGCTGGCTGTACTTTGGGTGGTATAACGGTAATGGGTCTTTCGTCAATACGTGCACCAGCATCGATATGATCATAATTATCAGGATTGTGAATCACGCCCGATATGGTGTAAGTATTGTCTCCATTGTCATTGATATTAACGACTCGATATAGCTGAATAGCCAAGTCGTCAGAGTCAACAACCCACACTGCCTCTTTTGGCGGCGCCTGTGAATATTCAACAGAAACGGTGACCGTTTTTTTGTCTACAGCAGTAACCGTTCTTCCCTCTGACCTCCCGTCTTGCAAGTTAATGATCAAGCGGTCGCCCGTTTTTATTGATGCAACTCTATCGAGGGTGATTTTACGCCCTGCAACAGATGAGACTCGACCTCCAATTTGACGCCCAGCAAAATCCGAATCTGCTAATCCAATAACATGACCAGGAGAAGGTATCGCCCCCTCTAAACCGGTAGCAAAAGAAACCATTCGGTCATTTTCATTAGTCAACAACACCCAATCGCCACGCCTGTGCGCTTCACTTTGACGAGTGCATCCAATCGCTGACAAGTCTACTTTACGTACTGTTTTATATCTTCGTTGTAGCTTTAAGTTCACAACAGGTTCTATTGCGTCATTACTATGATTATCAACATCCGTGTATGAAACTAATGCTTGAGTGTATCGATTTTGAGTGCTACCGCTTGAATATGTTGGCTTACCACCGACAATATTTGCATTTGTGAACACCCTAAAAACTGGCTCAGGCATATCAGCGACAACATTGATTTTGTTATCAGCCCAATATGTCATCCCTCTGAATATCGCTGCTATATCACGCAATACTTGATAAGCTGATTCTTGCGATTGAAAGTAAACATCACACATGAAACGAGGCTCTTTGCCATCACCCCCACGTCCATCTGGTACTAATTCATCACAGTATTGAGATATCTTATATAAATCCCACTTGCTTAAATTAAGTTGTTTTATTCTCTCTCCGCAGCCATATCTATTGTGAATTGCCACATCGTAATAGATCCACGCTGGATTATTAGTCGCAGCTAACTTAAATGTGCCATCCCATACCCCAGAATAGGTCCGGTTAATTGGGTCATAATTCGTTGGAACTTTGACAAGTATCCCACCTTTAGGTCGCACGCTGATTTTAGGGATTCTGTTATTAAATTGACGGGCATTAAAGGTAATGAATAACAAAGCAGTATTCGGGTAGCGTAACTTTGCGTCAATCACTTCCGTGATGGCTGCAATGCTTATTTTATCAGCGATACGTGCATTGTTCTGATTCTTAGTCAAGCGACGAACACGAATTTGCCAACCAGTATTTGCTTTGGGTAAATCAACACGATGTGAGCGTTGGTATTCACTAGTTGTCTTACCATCGAATGCCGATTTGATAATTTCCTTATAGCCTGAACCATCTGTCGATAGTTCTATAACGTAATCAATGCGATAGCCTGTGGTGTCGCCGTTATCGTGCTGTTGCAATAATTGAGGAACTGAAAAACGGACGCGAACCGCCGACAACTGGGTGTTGTTGATGCTTCTTACATATGGCTGTTCATCTTTCAGCTCCATCCCTACCGCAATTTCATTATCAACGGAGGGGATACCTTGGATGTATTCTTGATGCTCACTACCCGCACGGAACTCCCACGTCACTCCTTCAAAGTTTTTAGAGCCATCCGCATTACCAATGGGGGTATCATCAAGAAAGATCCGCGTATCATCCAACCCACCTGCTATTTCACCTTCTGAAATCGCTAACAGAATTTTTGCGGTAGATTCGGATAGCAAACTGTCTTTTGATTCGACGGGCGTATGTCCGCCACCGCCGCCCCCTTTTGCACCGTATATCGTTTCCATATTTCACCCATAAAAAAAGCCACATAAGTGGCTATTCTGAAATTCATTGTTGTTACTGCTGATCTTCGGTATATATCCCTGCAGAGATAATAGCGCCGCCGATTTCTCGTCGGTCTAGCCCATAAAATAGCGGCACAGGATTACCTTGCGCAGTGGTGTTGACTGTGCCACCAAAGGCATAAGACGGTTTATTGTCGGCGTCTTGGCGTATGGATAAACCACGCGGTTGTGGGGATAGCATCTGAACGATACCGCCAATTGCCATTGCTGCCCCGCCTAGCATTAAAGCGCTATTGGTGGTAGCTGACATAGCTAAAAATGCAGGGTTCCAGACCGCAAGCCCAATCATAGCGATACCCAGTACTGTTTGAAAAAATCCGCCTCGTTTACTTCCTTTAATGATTGGTGCTATGCGGATATCTTCTGTGGTATCAAGATGTAATTCATCTTCACTAATATTGCGCTTACCTTTAAATACAGCAAACTCTAGCCCTTTCAGGTGTGCATTCGCGAGGAATTGCTCAAAGCCGTCATAAAGCACTGATAATGCTTTTATGGCTTCACGAGGGGAATCTATATCTAATTTATGTTCACGCCCAAATTTTGCGCCCAGCACGCCGTAAAGCCGTATTGTTTTTAAACTCATACCAACTCCTTGCGTCTCACTATTTTTACCGTCCGATCTCGCCAGTAATCGCTGTAGGGTACTAACCTGCTGAGTTGGCCATAAAGATGATGTAGCAGCATTCCATTAGAGATAACACCAGCGTGATTAGGCACATCGGCTTGCACTTGCATAATCACCATGTCACCTTCTTTAGGTTCACCAGTAACGTCGACAAAACCTGCTTTCTGGTAATTATCCATATACAGGTTTTCGCCTTCTTCCCACCAATGTCGATCAACGCTGTAGTTATGCAACTCTATCCCGTGTGTTTGTCGATAGTAATCCATGATTAACGACCAGCAATCAGCATGCCCCAGTACAAATGGCCGTCCTTCTAATTCGCGCTCACCTCGAGGTTGAATAACTCGGATGTCGCCCTCTGGCCACGATGCAATAACCCACGGCAATCCCGTTGCATCACACTGTAATTTATCTATTTCGCTAGGTTGAGTCGTTACACCATCACCGCAATGGCTGTGCACAATTGCTATTGGCTCACCCCAGTCCTCAGCAAGAGCGTAATCTTCTGGAGAAAGCTCAAAATGCTCTGCTGGGTTATCTGAAAGATTGCGACAAGGAAAGTATTTTTTAACTCGACTTTTCTGACAGATAACTCCGCAAGCTTCTTTGGGATATTCGGCTTTCACATGCTCAAATATCAGTTCAGTTAATTTCTTTGTGATCATCGTATTAACCCCGCTGCAGGGAAACCTCCGAAGTCCAAAGGTTCATTTTCGCCAAAACGTTTTTTGCAGTCACTAATAAGCCCACCACATTTATCTAGTGATGGATCATCAACTGGCTCACCCCGCTCATTGAAGTACTTTGTGCCAGTATAGTTACACCCGCGACCACTGCGGTAATCCCCTTTCATGCACCAATAGCACAGATTATGTATCTGGCGAACGGGTATCATAATTCCCTGTAAATCAAACGGGGTAGAAAGCTCGAACTCAACAGCTTCACCAGCGACTTCGCTAGTCTTACGGTCAATGTAATACACTTGAGTAAAGCATTCGTCAGGGTTAGCGGTTGGGTTGCCATCCGTGAAATTTTTAGCATCAAGATAGTGAGCAAAAGTTTCATAAATAGTGACCTTGGCTAAGGCCATGTCGTCAAATTGCAAACACAATGACGATATCAGCCCATCGATGTTAGCAACCCTCAATGTTGGCCTTGGCGGGCTACCATCGCTATTTTTTGACATGCCCTCAATTTCATAAGGCCACGCACCGTACTCATTGCCTTGCCACCAGATGGATTTTGGCTTGATGTCACCATCCGCGGCGTCAATCTCTTCTGGTGTATGAGATAAGTTGTAAGCGTGAAACCTAAGCACCGGCCCATCAAATTCAGATCCATCAACTTCGATAAGTTGAACCTTGTTGCCCGATTCTAGTTTTTGAATGTCAGATGTAATATTCATGCGCTAAAGGCCTGCTCGAATGTTGCTGTGATAGTGACTGCAAGACCACCAATGGGGGTCATCGTGATTGAATCTGACTTAACGCGATACAACCCCTTTTCTCCAAATGGTGGCGTCCATATAAATGATTTTGCGGTGTGCTCACGGATAAACTTAAATATCGGCATCACCTCATCTTTCATTCCTGTATAGGTAAAAGGCCATGACTGAGATTCCGTGTTGATGCCATCGCCCGCAACTTGTTTGTAACCATCACCAAAAGTGACTTCTTTTATTCGATGAGTGAATTCGCCCGTTGGCGTTTCTTGCGTTTGCATTCGCCACTTAAATTCTTCAATCATGGTTCACCTCGAAAAAAGACGGCACAAAGCCGCCTAATGATCAAATATCAGGATTTTCAATAGTTAAATTTAGTTTATGGTAAAAGTTCAGCCCTATGTAATTTTGCCGAAGGAATGGCTGATTTACTTCGGTGTGAGGATTTAAAATGGACGAACAGATGATGAATAAACTCACCTCTGATGTAAGAAAACTTAACGAAACCGTTATTTCGCTTGGAAACTCAAATAAATCTCTAGCTGTACGCATTGAAATTTTAGCATCTATCTTTTCCGCATTAGTGGCAGCAGGGCTAATAAAAAGAGAAGGCGTTGAAACGATAGTTAATATGTATAGTTCAAATGATAAGAGACTAACTGATGATTTTCTTGCCAACGAAAAGAAAGCGGTTATGAAGTTAATTGACTCAATAAAGGTTCGCTAATAGCCTTTTTCTCTATAAATATTTCCCCTTCTTTTATAGAGAACGCATCACAGCTCACTTTCGCTTGCATGTCAGTGAGCTGTTTTTGTAACTCTGCGATCTGAATGCCTTGGCTTGTTACTCGTGCTGATAATTCACTGATCACTGCTTCTAAATGTTGATTGCTCATAACTACCTCTCTTAATTACCTTTGATTGTTCTTGATAATGCAGATGCTGGGTTTTTAAGTAAATTATTAACCCCAACTTCTATCATTTGCTGGAATTCGCGTTTTACTGCGTTTGTGTTCATTTGATTTGACTGCGATTGCTGAATTTGCCCGCCATTATCTAGCTTTATATCACCCATATTAATGTTGATGTTGGTTCCACCACCAGCAATTTGAGGGTTGCGAGCGATAAATGCGGTTGGTTGCGTAACCGACATTGGCGCTGAACCACCAACATAGCCGCCAGAAGCGTACCCTTTTTGACCGTAATCCATTAGCCGATAAAGGTTGGCAATGCCTAATCGTTGCGTGGCTTCTTTGGTAAAGACGAACTCTCCACCATGAACGATGCCCATCGGTTGATACTTGCCGCCATCCCCAGTGTAGCCGCCTTCCGAGTGACCTTTTAGCCCCAAGAAATTACCTACCGCATTACCACCAAATGCCGCTTTCATAGCATTTAGCATGGCCATCTGCATTAACATCTTGGTGGTCATTTCTAAGAATGAGCGAGTGAAATCAGCAAAATTAGCTTTGCCCGTCAATACAAAATCAGAGAGACTGTTACTCATGCCTTGGAATGCTGATTGACTAATTTGAGCTACGTTACCGTAAACATCAGTGGCCTGTTCTTGGAATTCAGCAAAGCCTTTCTTAACGCCTAACTCCCAGTCAGCACGAATAGAGTCTTCCTTAGCATAATACTCCTCTAAGGCTTTTCTCTCGTCTGGTGATTTAGCTTTCTCTAATGCGATGTCTCGTTGATACATGCGGCCAGACTTACCAGCTCCCAACTCTAAGGCGCGACTTCTGGCATTGATTTCCTCAACTCGTTTGAGCTGTCTGTCTAGTTCTCGGTTATGTTGCTTTTGAAGCTCTACAGCATCCCCAGCAACCGCTAATGCCTTTTGTGATTCAAGGATAATTTCTTTCTTCGCTAATAGTGCCTGCTCATCTTTGGTAAGTTTGCGGGTTGCCTTTGCTTCTTCTAGCACTGAGATTTTAGCCTCCATATCCCAAAGTTTTTTACGCTCAGAGCTAATAACATCACTAACTGTTTTATGCTCTTTTAACACCTTCAATTGTGCTTGTAGGGATGTAAGAGCCTTCTGATTCTCCTCATCTAAACGCGTTCCTGCGTCAACTTTATAAGCGCTACTCCGACCAGAGCCGGGCATTTTCCGGTCTCTGTATCGATAGTTAATCATTCCTTCGTATTCTTTATATTCTTCATCGGTCAATGCCCATCTGTTAGCTCTTAACTCAGCAAGATCTTTGTTTTTTTTGCTTTCCCAGCTGGCATTTTTGTTAAATAAATACTCCCTTATTCTAAACTTCTCAACTTGTTGTTGTTGAAAGGTTTTTTCTGCTTGTTCCTGTGAGTTCAGTAAATCTTTTTGAAATTTTTCTTCTTTTTTCAACTCCAACTCACGGCGTAGGTCATCCGGTGTTTTGCCTGTTTTTGATTTATAAATATCAACTGTAAATGGATGTAGCTGAAAATTGATAAGCGCTTGCTCCATCTCGCGAATTTCGTCCTCTAGGGTCTTCTTTCGTCCGATGTCAAACATAGCGTCCCAAGCGTTTTTTGCTGCCCACCGAACACCTTCCCATGCTTGCTCTAGATAACCAAGGCTTTCTTTTATATCGTTTTTGCCATCATTAATTGACTGAGCATACGCATCAATGGCTAATCTAGCCGCCTCTGTTTTGTTGCCCTGCATCTCTAACGTACGTATTTGTTCAAGCTGAGCTGCTGTGAGGTGGTGATTCGCCTTTTCAAGCTCAAGAGACATTTTCAGCGGCTCATCTTGCAGCCGTTTAAATTGGTCTATCGTAGTATCTATCGCCTGACCTGTAATATAATTCATTTGAGCAGCGGCTTTTGACACTCGGGCTATTTCATTGTTTGAAAAAACACCAGTTCCAACAACGCTACTTATAACGTTAGCCATTTCAGAGCGTGTAATTCCCGCACCAGACATAGCTCTAGCCATCTCATTAAGCTGTGATGCAGATTTATTAGCGTAATTCCCCGTCAAAATAAGTTGTTTGTTGAACTTGGTGAACTCTGACTCCGCATCAAACAAAACCTTCATTAAACCAACAACAGACGCACTCACAACGCCGATTATTCCGCCTCTAGCAATGCCGCCTAAACGGGTTGTGGAAAGTAGGTCGTTTAGCGTTCCTTTTAGCCCGCCACTGGTTTTTGCAAGCTCATGCGTTTGCTTGTTGCTTTCTTTGATTTTGTCAATATATTGTTTAGCCGATTCACTGACGCCTAGCTGCGCGGCCTTCATCTCAAGAATTTCAGTCTTCGTCTTACCGATGGATTCAGCTTGCGATTTTAAAGAGGATAAGAATTGCTCTGCTGCCCTTTTGGCTTTATTTGTTGCCGCTTCCTGAGCTAGTAGCGCTTGCCCTTCTGCGGTAAGAGACATTTGAACTCTTGTTAGCTTATCTCTAGTTTGATCAAGTATCTTGTTGTAATCTAAAAACACATCCCTTGGCAAAAGTCCTTTTTTGCTTGCATCAGACAACTTTCGCTGCCACTCATCTAACTTTTGAAATGCTTTGTTTGTTGGATTTATTGAATTGAGTAAGTCATCAAGTTCTTTCTTTTGTCTTTTTAACGCATCCGCTGCTTTTTTTTGATGATCGATACCCCTGTTGAATTGGTCATTTAACCCCTGAGATGCACTGCTTGCCTTCTCTGCTGTATCGCCGAACTCCTTTAACTTTTGAGTTCCACGTTCTAGATCTGACGTATCAGCTTTTAATGATATTGTTGCTATATCTGCCATTTAATTTCCTCCAGATATAAAAAAACCACCCGAAGGTGGTATGGTTGATATCAAATAAAGAATTATGCTAGTTATGGTTGACTAGATCGCTACCACAGTGCTTGCATTTTATAGCCTCTTTCCTAACCGCTTCTGCGCAAAATGGGCACTTTTTATATGAATTGCTCTCTCCACCTTTTACAGCGATGCTCTCATCTGAGCTAGATAATAGAGAAACAATCAACCCAATAACTACTGGTAAAAATGCCGAAAGCCCAGCCATTAACCCATTTCTATCTGTGACGTTGCTGGTAAAAACCACCATAACGAATGATGCAGCACACATAACTACAAAATAGATAATTCCCTTTAGTGCTCCATTTCTTTTTCCTGCAATCACACTAACAATAATTACTAGTAATCCATATATCATAAAACCAAATATTGGCTGCATACCATTCCTCACATTAACTTAGCAGAGCCTTTAAGCTCACCTTTGCTTAATTGTAAACACTCTTCTGCTGTAGCTTGTCGCCAGTTACCAAAAGAGTCTCTTATAGCAAACTGATCTTCGAAACCTAAATGAACCATACATTGCCCGAACTCATCTAAATGCTCGATGGTGATAGTAGTTTCATTAAACGGGTAAATGCCAGAATACTTTCGCTCAAGCTCTAAAATGAAATCTAATTTAGATAATTGCTCAAACACTTCTCTATTTTGATTTTCCATGCTTTTTCCTTGCTAAATTCAATAAGCATAGTTTCTCTTATCGAGACTGCAAATCAAAGCAAAACACATCTTTTATATGAATATCGCCGCAACCAGACAAAAGTATGATTGACATAATTCACATTGGATTATACATTTAGCAAACGAGGCGTCGAAACCTTAGCAAAAGCGGTACAAACCAACCCCGACAGTGTTGGATTTTTTATGCCTGTTATTTAGTGAACGCATCGTGCGGTCACACCCCCGACAATGTTGGGAGGGCGACGAATACAACACCCGAAAGGGAAATAAGTCCGCGGTCTCTTTTGCGCCGTTTCGAACCTCCCAGCACCACTTTATTGTGCCATCCGAAAAAAAGCAAAAGGAGTCAATCATGACTAATCAACTCATCATTTCTAACACTTCAATTCATCAAGATTCCATTGGTCGCTATTCGCTTAATGATTTACATAAAGCATCAGGCAATGCAGAAAAACACGCGCCTAATAAGTGGCTACGGTTAGACCAAACCAATGAATTGATTAATGAAATTCTAAATGCCCAGATCTGTCCAATTAAAAATAACGGTGAATTATCAGTAAATCATCACCCTGTAAGCTCTAAAAAAGGTCGCTATGGCGGAACCTATGTTTGCAAAGAATTGGTTTATTCTTATGCAATGTGGATCAGCGCTGCTTTTGCTTTAAAGGTTATCAGGGCATACGACGATTTAGTTAGCGGTCGAGTTGAGCAAGCCGTTCGTCGCTCAACTGTTCAGGAACGCAACCCATTAAAGAATGCTGTTAATTTATTAGTAAGTAAGAAAGGCATTATGTACCCAGAAGCCTATTCTCTTGTTCACCAGAAATTCAATGTTAGCAGCATTGAAGAGCTAACAGCAGATCAGATACCTGATGCGGTTGAGTATATTCACAAGTTCGTTCTTGAAGGCGAATACATTCCCAAAGAAGACCCAAGGGAGACTACTCACCTCTACGTTAACAGGGATAGAGATATCCATAATATAAATGCGCTAGCGAAACATTACGAAGCCATATACACCGCATGGAAAGTTGAGATATATCCTGCACTGCGTAGTATCGACTCACCAGTAGCCCCAAGATTATACGACCGATTCAAGGATGGATATTCATTCCTTCGGATGCTACAGGAAAGCCTTAACGGAAAACATCCTGTACTAATCAAATAGATGGCAGGGCAAGGACGCCCTTTCTCATCCCACCCTCACCTCAGTTTTTACTTATTCATTTATGATAGCCCTAGGTGTGTGCAAAACAAAGCAAAAAGCCTCAATCAAGAGGCGTGATATGTGATCTGGATTACAAGCCCATGGACGGGCTAACTAGAATTGCTCTAATCCAGCTAACTCTTTAAGTGATAAAGAATGAAAATGAGCTTCTGCCATATCTGCCAATATTGGAAGCAATGCATCTGAACGAGCATGTGCATCAGGAGTTATGATTGCCAGAATTTGGTAATAATCATCGTACATACAGTGCTTACAAAACACCAAGAAGTTATCGCTCACTCTAACAGCCTGTCGAGTTTCACCATCCCAAGGTTTTTCATTTGGTGTTTTTATATGAACCTTTTCAATGAATGACTGACGCGCTATTGAGCTGTTTCTAAAATCAGCAAATTTACCCACATACCCAGAGAGGGATGAGCCATTAAGAGCCGCTGATAGCTTAGCTGCATACTTCCGATAAACACCGTTATCTTTATATCTAGGCGTGATTGTGACTATTGGCATTGCAAGTTACCAGCAAGCAGATCTCGATTAAATTCAGCAATTGAGGAATTAAATAAGGCTATATCCTCGTCGCTAAACCCATCTTCCTCTACCGTTGCAGGCAACTGGTTAATATGCTGATTAAATTGTCTATAAAGTGCTTGTGTATGGTTTCTTAGTGCAGACATTTTAAGAATAACTTCTTTAAAGTAACCATCAGCTATGCTTTCAAATGGATGAAAAGCCTTGGTAGTTTTAGCAATGCTATACATTGCCTCAATCATCATAACTGCATTATTACCATGCTTAATCACCCGCTCCAACTCATGCATTACATCTTCTGGGTTATTACCTGCATGTTTTTTTATGTCATCTTTTGTTGGGTCATCAAGTAAAGTTATTACTTCATCGATTGAAGCTACAAGGGTTGTTAGCACGGTCTTGCCATCAACAATTAAATCCATAATTTCATCTGGTGATACATCACCTTTTGCCTTTTTATCGACAATAGTAGCTATAGACATAGCCAAATTGGCCAAGCCTGAATCCACATCTTTTTTATCTGTTGGATTTGATAGCATTGCCATCATAATAGCCTCAGAAATCATAGTTTATTGCCTCATAGATACAAATGTGCATACAAATTATACATCATTTCAAACTAAAGCACATACATTCATCACAAGCCCAAGGACGGGCTAGATTCAGACAACAAAAAACCCACCGGAGTGGGTTAGTTGCTTTTATTAATCTTCTCTTCAAATAATTGCTTTATTTTTAATGGGATAAAAAACGAACATAAAAAAGCCACAATACTAAAAAAGCAAATCAATACCTCTAATGAGGTTAGTAGCCAAGTGATATTACTTGTGACAGTATTACTTGCAGTATTTTGTTGCTGGGGTATTACTAGATAGTATGTAAAAATCAAACACAAAACTATCAAATAAAGAAAAAATAAAAACAAATACCTCTGAAACCTAATGTTAAATTTTCTCTTACCTCTGTATGAATCTTCTTCGCTTGCCCCATTCATTGTTGACGCAGCTACTTCGCCTGATGTAGATATAACTAGCAGTAAAAAACCAGTTAATATAGAGAAAATATTAGCTATGAAGTTAAGTAAATCTTTGTTGTACCTTATTTTTTCATAAAACAAAAACGTCAATACGCCAGCAAGCAATGGTATCGCAAGAAACGCTGCTATGTATTTGATATCTCTGCCTCTAAATATCATATTTACGCCTCTACGATAGTTAAGTTGTTATAGAATACTATAGTGTATACTCGATGAAATCCTCTAGAATTTCTTTCGCATTTGTGTCTTTTATTGTTTTTGTTCCGTATGGAGTGGTGAAATAATCTCTTTTAGTCTTAATTTCAGAGCTCTTGATCATGCTCCCCTTTCTTGTAACAATAAAGAAGTCCTCTGATAATTCGTCTATATATTTTTCAATGTTGTCAGTAGCTTCGTTTATTAACCCTAAGTTCTCCTTATACCCTAAAGTCAATGTGCCATAAAAAGGCTCGTCATCTTCTTCTTTGGAAAAAATACTTAGTTTAGACTTTACCTTTATATCATCGATATCTTTTGCGGTTGTCTGAACTGCGATTCCAATATTTCTTATTTTCTCTGCTCTTATTTTTTGTATCGTACTTTTATCAATCTTATCCCTAACATTAAGCTCCAAGCCTAAAGCTTTAAAAATTGCATTCAGACTAGATGAGTGATGTGAGTTTACTATCTGGCTTATGGCGTATATATCACTATCATCAATAATCGCAAAAATATGTCTTTTGTCATAATTCTCAATGCGCATCAAATCATCGTTTTCTTTATTGCTCTTTTCCTTATTGTTATTGATAGAAGGGGTAACTGAAACAGAAGCATCTGGATCATAAAATGTAAAATGAGCAAAAAAAGATTTACTTTCATCCATATACTCAAGCTTTCTTATTCTTATCTTCGTACTTTTATCTACTTCAAAATCTGCATTCTCTTTGAACCTTTCATTTTTTTTCAGAGCGTCAACAATACTTCCCTTATAGGAAAACCCCAACAAATAGCTGGTTGCCTTTTTAGTTAACCCTTTTTTAGTATTTTTTTCATAAGCAAAAGCCATAACTCATCCCTACGCTATATATCGATAAGTGATTTATTTTTTATAAAACTGAAAATAACTCATAGATAATATCAATATTACTTAAGGATGGTTATCTGGTAATTTGATCAGTGATGAGTGTTAAAAGGAAAACTTGGCGCTTTCAGAAAACGAATAAAGGACCAAACGTCATCAGGTTAGTAGCAGCCCCATTTCCTTTGTACGGATATTTGACTTAATTAAATTCACGTCTAATATTTGTTCTGCTCAATAACGAGCATTACAAGGAGTTTTTATTATGGGTAAAAAACCCGGTGAAAACACAGGTAAAGATGGCGGTATCTATCGAGAAGTTGGACCTCGTGGCGGTTTAAAAAACAATTATGCCACAGTGAGAGACAACGAAAAGCTACCACCAACAACGCAATCAGGTAACACATGGGTTCTTGAAAAAAGAACACCAAACAGTAAGCGTCCTTAACCTGTTGCAATAATTAAAGCCGGCCTACGTCGGCTTTTTTGGGTTTAACACAGAAATCCACCATCCTACTAATAAGATGACAAAATGTTTCATTCGCGGCTCCTGTTTCAACGCTCACACCGACGCGGTGACAAATGTCGAAAGCTATATGTGCACATTCGTGAGCTAGAGTAGATAATTTACCGTTAAACACACCAATAATATGGAGTACACACTGAGTGTTAGTAACTGTATGACTTGCACCGTTAACAAAACTATCCCCACCATCAATGCCTAGTTTTTCATGTAGAGAGCGCCAATCATCCCAAGAGCCACAATAGATAATATATCCAGATTCAAATAAAGGTACCTTCATATGTCGATACTGCCTTAGGATTTTATTCATATTCCTACCTTTACTATAAAACATCTCAAACCTAATAATTGGCTACTTACCTCTTCCCACTCACCAACCGACGCTTACCGCTTATCGGTTCATTATTGTGACCTCTTGTGCATTACCTCTAACGCCTTAGCCTCCATAATGCGTAGATCGCTAAAAACGGTCGCCCTATCTTTGATGTTGAGCAAGTCCATCACTTGGTTTAACGGGCTGTAATCCAAGCCAGTGATGCCACTCATGCCTACGCGCCATTGTGTCTTCATGGCTGAAAATACTTGATACGATTCCCAAACGTCAGGCCACACCTCAACATCATCAATGTCAGGCGGAAAGCCAAAAGCACGCTCGAACTCAGCCGATTCTTTTGAACTCATTCCGCCATACATCGCCTCGGCGACCGTTAAGAGTTTTTTTCGCGATTACCCAAAAGCTCATGATAATAAGCTGTCGTTATAGCGCCTGCCGCTGCTGGGTAATTATCGAACAATAAATTGAGATTATCTTCGTTATATGGCTCTTCGATAGCCCAATCAGCTATGATTTTCTTGAAGAAGTCATCAACCTTTTCATCTTTCAACTCTTCCAACTTGCTCATTGGCATGTGATTAAATGTAAACGTCACTATCTCTGGCTTTTCTTTACCAGCGACAGGAATTTTTACATCTGCTTTAAATCTTGGTTCAGGAATCAAAGTAAACTTAGGCATTGTTACCCCTTAAAAAATACCCTCATAAGAGGGGGTGTTATTATGCTGTCGCGTAGATTTGCATATCTGACTTGAGAGAAAAGCGGGCTGATACATTCTCAACCTCATTGATGGCTGTGTTCGGCACGCGCTGAAATGAAACACTTGCAGAGTAATAGCGATCTTCACCTGCTCGTTTGTTATAAAATCGTATGGCTGTTAACTGTTTTGTATCATCCAGTTTCATCAGTAACTTACGAATTGGTAATTGAGCGTCATGAGCAAAAGTATAGACCTGAACGATGCCCGATTTATATGTATCAATAGTTTCCGCTTGCTCATCTTCAAGAAATTGAATTTCTTGTGTTTGCTGCTCACCGCCTTCGGTGGATAGCGTCATTACCTGCGGCATGACCTCCCACTCTTGGATGGTTTTTAATGTTCCCTTCCCTCCGCCTACTGGGAATCTTTCTGTGTCCGTGGTATCGACCCCCTCGAGAGTGACACTGGTTTCTGCCGCAGCCTTCACTCGATACACGCCAGACATTCTTTTCCATCCAGATATTACTTGAACAATATCGCCAGCTTTCACGCCGCTAGATGCAGCCACGGTAAGAACCGCCTCTGCGGCGTTGCTTGCTGTAGTAAATTCTACTTCTTTACCATATTTACTTGCCACGTAGACTCGTGAGCCATTAGGAATGTTATAGGCCATTGTTAACCTCTATTTTTAGGTATAAAAAAACCGCAATTAAGCGGCGTTATCGGATTGCGTTACATCGATAGGATGCACGAATAGGAATGGTGTAATTTGCTTCATCTGAAATTGGAGGGAGCTGATTAGGCTCTCCGTTAATGTAGACTCCCTCCCCTAATGTTAATCCATTTTCTAATCTGTTTTTAACGTCATCAGCAATAGTTGATATCTTAGTGTCTCCATCCCCTACTTTGCCAACCACGTTAATTTGGATAACACCACGATAAACAGGCATATCCAGAGATAACCCAATGTTATCCGTTTCTGCTGGCATGATATGAAGCTGGAGATAGGGATCGTTGATATCATCAAAATAAAGATTAGGCCATGCGATTTTTAGGTTTAAATCCTTACCAATACTCGCAACCAGCTTTCGTATTTCAGCATTAATTGTCGACTGATTCATGATTTAGTTTCCGATACGGCAGAGTTGAAAAACTGACTAAATTCCTCAGCAGTCACAGCAACCATGCCGTTAGGTGCTTGTTTCGAATGCCCCATTTCAAGGCGGTAAGCATAAGGTACATTGTTTGTGAAATAGATAGCTTTCATTCCTACCTTAAATTGTTCAATAACAACGTTGCCTAACGCCTTTGTCATATTGCCTGACTTATCTATGCGCCCCGTCTCGCCTTCCGCTGGGGCATCAAATGACACCTGCCAATTACCTCTAAACCGCCCCCCTGTATAACCAGGAGGAACATAAATATCCATAGAGTCATTAACACGAACACGCTTTTTTAATTGACGTCGCTTTGGTGTTAAATTATTAGGATCTTGTTTTAGATATTCATTATGTTCAAAAACTGCTTTATTGTAGTTTGAGGCAACCCTATTAACTTCCCATAATTCAGGATTTCCAACAGGTGACATATCAACAAGCTTCGCTAATATTTTAAACCCTGTATTTTTGACAACCGTTTCAATATTTGCGTTAGATTTGTCGATAAATAAGTTAATCGACTTCATAAACTGATCTGACATATCACGCCCTCAATTGAGACTGATAGCAAATAACAATATCAGCAGGTTTTACGGGATTGGGTTCATGAACGCGCAACCAAACGCCATCGACAAGCACATTATCCCCTTTCTGAATATCAATATCTGGAGGAAGTATCATTTTAATATCCGTAGAGAGAATAAGCGTGCCGTCGATTTCGTAAGGTTTATATTGCGTTTTTACCCCGACAACAGAAAATAACGTTTCTGGCTCAAAGTGTTCCTGCCCCTCATCATCAACCCAATGCTTACCATCACGCTTAGCCTGATAGGAAACGCCATATTTTTTCAACATCCTTAATGTCGTGCTCTGCCCACGTTGATAAATGTTCATGGCTACCTCATTGCAAATGTATTAATGGCAAATCCATCCGAGACATCAATCAAGCCAGATAACAAACCTTTTAACCAAGGAAAGTTTGGCGCACCTGTGTTAGTCCCTTCGGCATATTGCACAGTAATAGCCCCCTCAATTCGCTCAGAGGTGATTTCAGCACCTAACGTGGGCTGTAGGTCATTTTCTACTGATTCAATCGCTAAACGGCATTGAGCTTGAATTAATTGCTTTGGTATCTGATCGCTTGGGATAGTAACGCCGTCACGAGATAACCCTGAGCGTGGGAAAGATAAAGGCTGGTTTGGATTGGTTCGTTTACCTAACCATTTCTGCGACTCAAGATAATCCATTGCCGTGATTAGCAATGCTTCTAACCCACTATCTAGTAAAGTGATATTTCTATCCTCAGCGTATTTCTTTAAATCATCCACGCTGGCGTAGCTATTAAATGTTAGAGAGTTCTTATCAGGATCAATCATGCTCACCTCAAAAAAAAAGAGGGGCACAAAGCCCCTTAAATTACTCATCTGGAGAAGTTTTTTCTGTGAATGTAATTGCATCAGTATGTTGCGCAATGCCATCAACAGTGGCGGTGACAATAAATTCACCTTGAGCGTCAGAAGTTAATTTCACTGTCGCACCACCAGCTTTGCCCGTCTTAGATGAAGTAACGCTTAATTTACCACCTGTTGTAGACCAATTAACGGTAGCTCCTTCGACTGGAGAGCTACCCTTGGTGTAATTAAGAGTGATCGTTACTGTATCTGTACTGTCAGCGATAGCGGACGTTTTATCCGCTGACAGGGTTACTTTCCCTCTTCTGCTGTCAGTTTAATCATGACGCCAGCAGTTAATTTGTCGCTAGTGAAATGCTTCTTCCAGTTACCTGCGGTGCCTAACTGAGTTAAATCAGGGTTTTTGCCTTTTGATTCATCCCAGCTATAGCCCAGAACACCAACGTTAACCACACCTTCACCACGATAACCAATTTCCAAGTTCTCCTTATCATTGATTTCATAAGATCGGAAAGTTGGCTCTTGGGATTCAGTGATGGTCACGGCTCCCGGCACTAAACCAAAGATAGCATCTACTGGCGCCGTATCTGTTACCAGCACAGGCTTGCCTAGCGTGCCAGGCTGACCACCGTAGATAACTACACCTGCCTCTTCATACACTTTGTTGTCAATTGCCTGATCAACAATATCGAAGTAGGTTGTGGAGTGCATAACAAACAGATTTACGCGGTTGAATTTATCGCCGTATTTGCGTAAACCTTTGGTCAGTGTTTTCTTGCCATCTGTCGCAATATCCGCAGTCACCACCATTTCTTTGTTATTACCAATCGCAGCACCTAAAGCAGCTAAGGAGTATTTGATATAACCCTCTAATGAAGCATCTGCCGCATCGGTACCCACCAGCTCAGAGAACTCCGATACATCACGGCCACGGCGTTTAAATGCTTCTTCTGTCGTTGCATAAGGACCATATTTCCAAGGTGCTTTTACATCAACAGATTCGCCCGCGCCGATTTTTTTGTTCTCTACGGTGTCCGTAGAATTTACATCACGGTGTTCAATAGAACCGCCAATTTGGTAGAAAGCACGTTTACGGAAGTCACCTTCAATAAACAGATTATCTAGCACGATAGCGCCATTTGATGCCTGATTAAAGACGGCTAAATTATCTTGGCGACGCTCTAAGAACGCCGTTTGTGCCAAATCGTTATAAATCACTAAATCGCTATTAGTTGTCGTAGCCATTACTTATATTTCCTTACTCTTTTGGAAGTTTTAAATATGTGTCACGCCCGTATCGGCGAATATAATCAGCCTTTTCACTTGCGGACATTTGAGAACGTTTAAGATGCGCACCACCTTGTTTGTGTTTCCCTGCATCTGTACCTGAAGCAGCGGGGAATAAGTGAGGAGCACTTTCTTTTAGGGATTCAATCCATTCAATAGGTGATAATGGCGTGCGACCATCTTTGCCCATGATTGGATTGCCATCTTCATCAACGGCTACGGCCTGACCTTCATCGTTGATCTGAAAAATGCCTTTGGCACGTAAAATTAAATCTTCTTGAGCGCTGGTTAATGCACCCGCTTTCCCTGCTGCGGAACGAATTTCATCGCCTAATACACGAGCACGGAATTTATTTGCAAACGCCTCAGCCCTTTCCACTCGGCTATTGGCTTCTTTCAGTTGTTTATCAACGTCATTGCGTAAGCGCTCAGTACGTTTATTAATGACTTCATCAATTTTGCCGTCAGCGATTAACTTGGCTTCTTCATCATTTTCAAAACGTTTGAGAATTCCACGTACAGCATCGGGATCAATACCATCAAAACGCTTGAGATTATCGTTTTGCTCTTTGAGCTTGCCGAGTAACTCGCTGTTCTTAGCCTTTAACCCTGAGACCTGCTTATCGATGATGGCTTGAATCTCTGGAGTGATTTCCGGTGTTCCACCACCTCCACCTTGCGAACCATCATCGGCCTGTGAATAATATTTTCGTTCAATATTCATAAATAACATGTTATTCCCCTTGGGATTGAATGCGCCTAGCGCGTTGTAATAACTCAGCCCTGAGCTGAGTTTAGGTAATAAAAAAGGCCACCGAGGTGACCTTGAAGATTCAAATAAAACTATTTTTCTGTATCGTGAATTTTCTGTTTGAGCAGATAACCTTCAAGCGCCCAAATTTTATTAACTGCGTTCTGTCTGGCAATTTTGCGACCAATTTCCGCATCGAAATTTTCAGGACTTGCACATGCTGACTCACCAGTAACAGTGAAACCATTTTTCAGAACAAGAACGCAAAACGTTAATATATCCAATTGAGATGGCGGGTTAATAACGCGCTCTGATTCACTTAATTTATTAAATTCATCACTTGCTGATAGCGCACCTGCAAAACCATCACCAGCAGTAAAGTAATGCTCACTAGCAATTATGCCTTCAATGTGGTCTGGCGTGATACGCGCGGCAGTTTTACCTTTAGCTTGAATCTCTTTCTCAATATCTTTATCTGTCATTTTTAGTTCCTTAAATAAAAAAAGACCCCGTATGGAGTCTTGGTCAAATAATTTAATAATTTACTGGAACGATTAGCTATATCCAGCCTCTCTAAATGCCTGCTTGTCTATCTCCCTGAGTTGTTCGAGAGAAATAAACTCACCTTTGTCCGTGTAAAATTCGGATGGATGCATACCGCCCTCTTTCATCAACCTGAACCTTGTCTCTCCAAATACCTGTCGCTGTCGCCACTCAGGTTGTCGCTGTATCCATTCAAGAAAATTAGTATCCGCTGGCACTTGCCCGTCCATTGATGCTCTCGTTCCTGCATCCATCTCATCTAAATCAATGCCTAATTCACGCCATGATTTGGTAACCAATGTTTCTGTTGAACGGCAATTGAAGTGGATTTTTCCGGGGCCTTGTAGATAAGGAACTTTATGACCAATAGGCTTACCTTCCAGCGTGTATCTCAACCTATCCCGAATAATGCAATCGTGAGATGTTTTATTATCGAGGGTAGATAACCATTGTTTACAATCAAGAATGTCTTTATTGGCATCAGCAAACTGATCTCGCGCTGTTGCTTGTAAATGGCTAATGGCCGTTTTAGCTATTGTCGTCGCATTAGCTCGGCTTAGTTGCAATACGCCATCCTTATAACCTTGGTTTGCATGTCCTCTGATTTTACGTCCGATTTCTACCGCACTATCACCATTTAAATAACCATTACGAACAGCGTTATTTATGCGTGTCATGCGATCTGACTCTAATCCATCAACCCATTCAGAAAGTAATTTCCCTTGAAATGGGCGAGACATGACTGAGGAAAATAGCATTTCCTCTGTAATGCTCATTAGTGGGTATTTGCGTAGAACAACATCAGGTAGTAGAGCATCAAACAGTGATGGGTAGTAGCCAGCCTCATATAATGCATGCGCTCTCATTTCTTCCGTCAGTAGCGAAAAAGCGCTATCAACAGCTCGCTTATTAATACTTCTAACACTGGACAGTAACGACTCCAATCGCCTTGCAGTGAAGCTATTAACATCGATAGAGACATCATCTAAAGCAACAATAAGTGAAGCAGTTAATTCAGCATCAAACTCATTAAGTGCCTTTATCATGCGTCTAGCCACCCCTGTAGAATAGCGACCAGAAAAAAGGGAGTGAGCAATCAATTCATCCATTAACCGCTCATTCACTGATCTCATGTCTCACCTACCATTGTCGGCTCTTGATTATTAAGCTCATCCACCACCACATCAACATCATCAGCGGGGTCGATAACATCATATTTTTGCAAACTACGAACCAAGTCAGATTTACGCGTTGCGCCAGATTGCCATGCTGCGACGATTTCACGGATCATCGAACTATCGGCAATGTGATTAACGAGGTCTTTGTTAATTTCAAAAGAAATATCTTTCGTGTCTAAACCTAAGTATTCAGCACACCATATTAGCGATTTACTGCATGCATCGGAAACGTTAGAGCAACAGATACTCAGGATAGAGGTTTGTGCGTTCTGCTCACCGACAGATTGAATAACCGTTTTAACCTTGCTATCAGCAGAAACTAACTGAGCACCAAGCGCCACCATATAATCGCGCTTACTGTCCATCGCCTCCTTTGCCAGCATGTTAGGTTGAGCCTGAGCGTAACCAAAGAAACCTTTTTCTGGCAACATAATTGGCGAGCGAGAACCAACCATAACGCCTTTCTTTTCTAGATAGTCACGCCATTCTGTTCCTAGCCCACCTAGATAAGGTTGTATTTGCCCACAGAAGAAAACAGAATCTTCATAATCAGCAGAGTTTCGATAATGCCCTAGGTTGATTTTTGCCAATCCTAGAAGTGGGGCTTCATCAATAGTGTGATCATTATTCTGTGCACCAATAAATGTAAATGGAATTTCATTCCACACACCGTTACCAGCACGCGCAGGTATATACTCAGAAGAAATTTCAAAAACGCTACTTCCACTGGGCTTGCGATAGACACGACAGACAAACTTACCTTCTTCTATCGACAATACACGGTATTGAACCTCATCCTTAAAACCAAACCCGTCCTCTTCTTCCACCGTTTCACGCAATACCACCAGCGTTAACATCGTGCGCCCATTAATACGAGCTGTGCGCCAGTTAATGATGTCTTCAGCACGATATTGGAATATGTACGGGAGTTTCGAATCACTGTTGTAATCAACATACAGACCATGCCGCCCTACCTCTAATACCGACTCAAGCGAGGACTGAGCGAGTTGATAAATACTTGAGCCCGCACCATCAGCATCATCTTTTAAACACGAAAGCTTTTCGACAATAGCAACTAAGGGATCTTTTTTAAATGCCATCCCTATCATGCCGTTGCGAGTATTGCCCGTTATTGGATAGAACACCGCACGGTCTTGATAATCTTTATTGCGCTTCTTTTTGCGTTTGCCATCTTGTTCTTCAAGTTCAGGAAGATAATTTTTTATATCTTCACCGCCTCGGCAAACAGCGCGAACTAACTCCCACTGAGGAGCAGCCGCTTTATACTCCGGTCGAGTGAAATCTACATTTGTTGTACTCATCAGAAGGTTGTTCCTAGGTTAATTTCGAATGCTGGGCGCTTGGTATTTCTTCTGCTCACCGCAAAATACCTAAACCCATCAGCATCATGTGATGTGTAGTCGTGAAGCGGTTTATCTTTCCAACAGCCTCGCTTGTCATCCCACTCTTTGCGGTAAGCTTCAAGGTGTGCAATGCCTTCACTACATTTATGCTCATCGAACACGCAAAGTGGCAGAATTTCACGCACCGCTTCGATACCTTCATCAACTGAAAGTTTCGGCACCACTTCAAATCGTATTGAGTAATTTTGTCCGTCGATTTCGTACCCCTCACGCGCTAATTCACGCCGAGATTTCGCATCAGAACCAAACTCGCGGTTATCGATATCATGAGGGCCATTGTGACTTGCATATGTGTAGCCTTTATCCTTCAGCACTTTCATGTAGTGCCGTAGACCTTCACCACTGTTTGAGTAGTGATCAATGACGTGGAACTCCTCGCCCACTTCACGAATAAACCAAATTGACGTTGAGTCACCCACACCAATATCCCAGTACGTGTGAACCGGTAAGTGCGAGTTATCAGGAAGTGTGCCAATGCGTTTATTTTCGTACAGGAAGCGGAACTGCTTGGCGTAGTAAGCGCCTTCAACCGATTGCTGGAATGCCTCAGACGGTATTGACGGGTATTCCCGCTTCATATCGTCGCCAAGCGTTTTCTCTTTGGCGTAGTACCATGCTTTTTGTCGCTCGTTTAATTGAACACCATGTTTGCTGGCTATCTCATCGAAGTAATCAACTAGCCGCTGTGGTAATTGCTCAACAGGGTCAATGGCATATTCGGGATTCTTCCACCATGAGAAGAAAAAGAACTTCCAGTCTAGGTTAGAGAGAGTCTTATTCTGAATTTGCGCTTTCTCAGCAGACTGGCAGTAATCATAAAAATAACCTGCTCGACCTTCCGCTGTGCTTTCAATTGTCGTGAAACAATCGCTTGATACTGCCTCAAACGCACCAGTAACAATCTCACGGGCTTTCTCTGGATACTTGGCGCATATCTTACCGAACTCAGATACATGTAAATATCTGAGCGTTCCGCCACGAAATGACGTGCTGATATAAAGTGAGCCGCCTTTGCTAAAAACCAATTCACCAGCCGCATCATTACTCGCTGGATTTGCTGCTTTAATTTCATCAGGTAATTTTTCGTAGGCATACTTTATCTTTTCCCTGAATAGTCGCTTAGCATCGTTAAGTGTGTGGGCTATCAATGCACATTTCGCCGCCTCAAATAACGCTGCGTCTAGCTGGATAATGCAAACCTCAGTAGTGAAGCCAAGCTGACGGGCTTTAAGGATAATGTTTCGCGTGTGCATCCCTTCAAAGTATTCAAGCTGCTCAGGCGTCATTTTAAATCGAACTGGCTTACCTTCTTTGTTGGTGATCCAGTAAAGATGATTCAATCGCCAGAGCTTATCTCTCAATAATGCAAGATGTTCTGGCTTCATGATTATTCCTTAGATAAGTCGTCCATTAGTTCTGATAGCTGACTAGCTGTCTTATTCGGCTGAACATCATCAAGCCCGTATGCTTGACGCTCAAGCCCAACCAAGTTTTTGAGTGTTTCACTTAATGCTTTGGCTGACTTAACGCGCTCAGGCAGGGAGATGATTGAGTGATAAATTTCATTGAGTTTGTCGCGTCCGTTGTCATCAGGACTAGACATTAACTCGCCCAATTTACTTAAAGCTGGCACATCAGCACATTCAGCAGATAGTTCATCAAATAAGTTGTTGGTTAATTCTCTAGCCCTTCGAATATCGCCTCTATGCTCCATGCGGACATTAGCGATAACCTCGGCATTAGCCTCAATAAGTTGCCGTTCTGAAATAGCCTTTTCGGTGGCAACCAGACTGGCAACCTCCCTTTTGGCAACCAAGTTTTCAGCCCTAGCCTTAACCTTTGCCTTTAAATCTCGCTCCCATCCTTCTTTCTTGGCGCGCTTACTTATCGCCTGATGGGTTATCTCGTATTGAGATGCTATTTCCCTTATGGACATCACGCCAGCTCGGTAAGCCGACTCGATGGCCTCCCAATCTGGTCTTTTAGCCATATCCATTCCTTAAATAAAAAAGGCCGCTAGGGCCTATTGTAATGTTGCAGAGTGTGATGACTGTTGATGACTTGGAAAAACTAGAAGCCCTTGCATTCCTGACTTTCCAAAAGCCTGAACGCATCTAGCTTCAAAATCTTTATAGTCAATGCAACCGTTAGCTAAAGTAGTGACAGCGACTAATTGATCCTGCACCAGTTGTAAAGCTTCTGGTTTTAGGTATTGGTGTATTTTATCTTTACTGTCCTTTGCCATCTGCTTAGCTTCTTCATAAACAGAATCAGGCAACACGGCTTGGTATACCCACTTAGCTGTTATCATCCCGAATAGCGATGGACAACCACCAACATGACCAGAATAAGGCAAACCAGACATTCGGCTTAATGCTTGATAGAAAGGTTGTTGAAAGCGCTTCTCCCATGATGTTGGCTTATCAAGTAAGAATATCGCATTGATTCTCTCATCATTATAAACTGGCATATTACCACGGATAAGAGCATCAATTTGTTCATCACACCATATTTCAAAATCAACGGACAGCCAGCGAGCGAAACGCACTGCTAGTTTTGGGTGCAGCCATGTTCCGCCACCCCTATCTTTCCTAGCTTTGCTAGTTTTTACATACGGGATTTTCCCGTATCTACCTTCAAGTGCTTGAATATAGGCTATTGTTTCAGGAAGCCTGACCCACTCATTGGGCACTTTCCCAAATTTAGCTGCTATATCGGTAGCATTGATCCATCCGTCGTTATTAAAACGCACAGGGTGCCCATCATATTCGAGAGGAATAATATTATTCATACGTATTACCTTCATTTGAAATGAACCCTCGTTCACATAGGAAATCAGCCCGTCGAAGCTCGCCAGCCATAACTGACTTCCTCGAAGGCTCATATCAAAGTGATTGGATTCGACGTTTTAGAATTGCTCTGTGAATGAGCGGTGAAATGCGTAAAGTTCGCAGCTTAGCGATACTCTGCTAAGCAACTTCTAGTCTGTTCCTAGCAGTCAAGATAGCGATCACCCCCTTAAATGGTGGGATAATTACACCTATTAAAAAGCTTCTGATTCATTGGAAGATAAATAAATTTACATAATCAAACTTATTTTTAACTACCATGTAACTAATTGAATAAACTCTGTATAGAATTAGTGCCGTCCTTAAGATGTACACAGCAAAGATTATTTCCTTTTCAAGCCTCAACACCAGGGGCTTTTTTTGCCATTAAAAAGCCCCTGATTTCTCAGAGGCTCATTATTCGCTTGCATATTTTGAATGCGTCAACTACATTTAATGTGATATTCATTAGTTCAACAGATGTACTTAGCCCGCGGTGTGTGGGCTTTTTTTATTCTTTCGGAATGCTTTTATCCAGTTCTTCCCGGAATTGATCTGGCTTATCAAAACCCTGCGTTGCCATGATATTTCTCCATTAAAAAGCCCCGCTATTTTGCGAGGCTCAGATTTGTAATATCTGCTTGAGATTACTACCTTTTTAATGTTGTGGTTATTCACGATTAACGTATAGTGACGTTACATTCATGAACTATTATTCTCTACTTTGCCTCGATATCTGGGGCATTTCTTTGTTTTCAATTTCCCGTATTGCTTTCTTGTCGAGAGTTAATCTTTCCAAGTGATAGCTTTTACAGCCCACATTTGAGCATCCACAATACGGCGCATGGCTTCATTGTGAATCATCAATGCTTCTTCTGATGTAGCGCTTTCCATACTGTCACGCACTAAATCGATAAGTTCAGCTGATTTCTGCTTGACTTCATCTACTGTTGATAATGATGATGGGTTAAAGCTAATACCAACTAATTTTTGACCTAATGATTTGTTCATTTTAAACACTCCGTTCTAATGTGATATTGAATTATTTCTAGCCGATTCAATCTCTCGAATGGCTTTCTTATCTAAATTGCACTTTGCTATTGAATTCATCGCATCAACTAGCAGTTGTGGCATGTCGCCCCAGTCCACTTTTTCAGGAATATCAGGCTGAGGACAATCAGCGGTTAACTGTGCTGGTATTGGTGGAGACTGAACGGGAATCAATACCTCTTTTGTACTTGTGCAACTCACTAACAACATCGTCAGGCACAGCAGTATTAGCGCACTCATTGTCTTTGAGTACTGTTTTGATAACAGTCTTAACTTTGACATGTTCTGAGTCCTCTAATTGCTTTGCTTTGATGTTGTCGAGCGATGCTTGATAGTGAAGAGTTATTGCTGATTGGGTTACTTGGTTTAGTAGCTGGCTTGTTGATAATTGCTCAATGAGCTTTCCATTCTCTTTACTCACTTTGACCATCTGATATGTCAGTATTAAGCCAAATATGAATAGCAACAGCCAGCAAATAAACGGTGCTAAAGCTATAAGCCTTTTCACAGCAAACTCCACGCTTTTTCGAACATAGCCTCATCGTAGGGTTGCGTGCCATTTTCATGACGAATGATTGCCTTGGCCAGTTTAATTGTGGTTGCCTTATCATAAAGACTGATAACATCAGTAGGCGATACACCCAACTCTTTAGCTACACCGTTAATATATGCTCGGGTGTTGTTTTCATTCGTCGGAGCCCAGCGGTCAATCAGGCCTGATACAGTTTTTAACCCGTACTTACGCTGGTAGGTACGAAGTAGTGCCATCAATGCACGAATACCATAAACAGGGCTTTCAAATCGACAGAAGCGAGGTTCAATACTTGGGTCATGCGGCAATTGCCCTTTCCAATTATTGGCTTTGTTGTAATCAATGTTACCAGGGTTGTTATTGCGAATGCCTCGCGCTTGCTTAGTCATTGTTCACCCCCGCCCTGCCTTTAATAATTTTACTCAGACCATCCACGCCGACATACCCAATGAATACACTGGCCAGATATGCCAATTCATGATTAAGTCCAAGTAGCGTTAAGAGGTCTTTTACAAACCATGCAAATAGTGCACACATAGCGCCATCAAATAGCGTCTTCTTCCAACCGCCGCCGTTGTACTTGCCGCGTAGAATCGCCATGCCTGTTGCTAGTGATGCGCTAATACCTTGCTCCTTATGAGCAGCAATAATTTGAAATACGTTATCCCAGAACTCGGGGTTTTCTTTCATATGATCCATACTCACCCCCTTTACTGGAGGAATTGGTTAATAGAAAGCCACCATTAGATGACCGGATTTGGATTAATGAATTTAATCAGCATTTGAGATAAGTTAAATGTTCAGCCCTATGTAACTTACTGAAGCAATGGCTGATAATTCACTGATCACTGATTCTAAATGTTGATTGCTCATAACTACCTCTCTTAAATAGATAGCCCGTCGCAAAATTGCAGTAATTAAACATGTTGATAGTGATTTGCGGTGGCTGTATACGAAAAAGGCCGCACTAGGCGACCTGTTAAATGTGACTTACTTCAAATTAAACATATAAATATAAAGTAAAACGCTTTATTTATAAAGTAAAACGCTTTATTATATATTCATACCAACAAGGCAGAGGAAGGCAAAATGATCATCACTCACGCAAGCGCAGAAAGAATCACTGAAGTAAAAGCGAGAAGCCCATACGCTTTATTCTTAAAAGGCTGTCTGTTCTTCGCTGCTGAAGGAAATGAGTATAACTTAGCTGGTGAGTGTAACTATCAGTACAATTTAGAAGTAAATAACATAATCGACGTTGAATCTTTTTTCTCTCATCATGACATTGCGGAGCAAGCTGTTCAGCAAGTTATTGAGCTAGTTCGCGACGATTTAGAAATCGAAGCATCTGACGAAGAAATTGCTGAGTTACTGAGCAACGAATCAAGCATTCGTGATTTTGAGTTTAACGGCTATGACGATGAAGGTGAAGCTGACTGGGCTATCCAGCAATATCAAGGTATCTTAGCTCACAAATTAGGTTATGACTGCGCTAAATCATCTGATGAGCAAGGTGTTATCTATATCGCTTACTGTGTTGACCGCGAAATGCAAGAGGTTGAATGCTAATGACACTTATCGAATACATAAACACTTACTACAACGGCAGCCAGAAAGACTTTGCATCTAAATTAGATATAAAACCCCAGCAAGTCACGCAGTGGATCAATAAAGATTTTATTGTTATTAATCACGTTTTGTACAGTCCTCGCCGAGACTTATCAAATGAAAAACGATAGAACAGGCCAAAAGTTCGGCAAGCTTACAATAATAAAAGATTCCTCTAATTCTCAGATTCTATGCCGCTGTGATTGCGGCGTAGAAGAACTGTTCCCGCGCACAATAACAAAACCAACATACAGGGGTCGATTGATGTGCAGTTATTGTAAGGGTGGCATCTGTGAAGTATGCGGATCTAGAATAAAATATAAATCAGGACGAATCCCTGCTACTTGCAGCGAAAAATGTGCAAAAATCAGGAATAGTGAAAAAGAGAAAAAGCGCTATCATTCAATAAAACATACTGAAGAATTTAAAAACACTCGCGCATCATATTTAACTAAACTAAGAGATAGACTAAATAGCGACCCAGCTTTGCTTTCAGCTTTCAGAGAAAGAGCTAGATTGACTCTGAAAAAATGCAGGTCATCTGAGTCTCAAATCAAAAAAGAGCACTATAATGCAAAGAAACGCTGGCAGCAGATTAAAAGTAACAGCGCTATACATGAGCAATCAATCCTATACGCTAGAAAACAATACGACACATACACTGATGATGACTACAAACGCATTTTCAAAAGAGAGAGAACTCACACAAGAAGGCGTAAATCACGCAGTTGTTCGGAATAACCGAGCATGTGAAATAGCGTTATGTGAATTCCCATAACGGAATAATATCAACCAGTTTTGACATCCTCCACGCCCTAAAGGACGTGGATTCCTACTGCGTTCAGACTGATGTCTGAATCACCTCGGCGGGTTCCTGCTTCGACGGGCGGTCTGACTGCACCCTCCCTCCACAGGCAAGCACGGCATGTCCTGCCGCTAAAATGTTACGTGCCCCGTTGATATCAGCATTCGCTGTATATCCACACTCAAGGCACTCGAATTTACTTTGTGACTGGCGGTTTTCCTTTGCTGTATGACCACAGCAAGCACACTTCTGACTGGTGTAGGCAGGTGGTATTGCCAGTACCTGACCACCTCGCCAGAGCTGCTTGTACTCAAGCTGACGGCGCATTTCATACCAGCCCTGCTCCAGTATTGAGCGGTTTAAACCAGATTTAGCTTTTACGTTCCGTCCATGCCGTTCTGTCGTACCTTTTGCCGATTTAGACATGTTACTGACCTTTAAGTCCTCAATGACAATCATTACGTGGTTTTTGCTGATTTCGCTGGTGACTTTGTGAAGGTAGTCTTTCCTGATATTGGCAATATGAGAATGCAGACGTTGGATTTTGCGCTTTTGTTTTTGCCAGTTGGCACTGAATTTGATTTTACGGCTTAATTTCCGTTGAAGCCTTGCCAGCTTTCGCTGGTTTACTTTAAAACTGCTGACGGTCGGGTATACCGTACCGTCTGAAAGCGTGGCAAGTTTTGTAACTCCTGCATCAAGCCCTACTATTGAGGTTGATTTATGTTGTGGTTCTGTCGCTTCATACTCAGTCTGAATGCTGACGTACCATTTACCGCATGACTGACTGACTGTGACGTTTCTCACTTCTCCGACGACTTCACGACTGTTGCGGTAGCGCATCCATCCCAACTTTGGCAATGATATACGACTATTGGATTGATCGAGCTTCACGCCCTGCGGGTAGCGAAAAGCGTCATTTTTACCGCGTTTCTTGAATCGAGGAAAAGCGGTACGCTTCTGGAAAAAATTCTTGTAAGCTCGTTCCAAATCTTTAAGTGACTGTTGTAACGGTTGTGATGGGGCTTCCTTCAACCATTGTGTCTCTGTGTCAGATTTCCACTCAATGAGCCATGAAGCCATTTTTGTATAGGGAATGTATTTATTCCCTGCTTCGTGATTCTCATTCTGACGTGCTAATGCCCGATTGAAAACAAAACGACAAGCCCCTGCAAAGCGTCTCATCTCACGCTCTTGCTGACCATTGGGTCTTAACTGGAATTTAAAGGCTTGTAGACGTTTCATATTACCTATTATACTTTGGTCTATGAAAAATGAAACTAATATTCGCCGTGGCAGGCATTGTGTATTCCTGATGCACGTCCATTTGGTCTTTGTCACAAAATACAGGCGAAAAATATTTGATCGGGATGCAATTGAAAAATTGCGAGGCTACTTTGCCAGTGTTTGTGCTGATTTTGATGTTGAACTGGTTGAAATGGATGGGGAACGGGATCACGTTCATTTACTGATTAATTACCCGCCAAAACTGGCGATATCTAATCTGGTTAACAGCCTTAAAGGGGTATCGAGTCGATTACTTCGACGTGATCGTCCTGATATTGCCCAACGTTATTACTACAAGGGGGTTCTTTGGTCGCCGAGTTATTTCGCGGGGAGTTGTGGTGGCGCACCAATATCTATTATCCGCCAGTACATTGAGCAACAGGAAACACCTAGTTAGTTAAAAAACCGCGCCTTATATCCCCGACCTGAAGGATGGGGTTTTACGGCGCTTTGGATAAATAGAGCATCAGATAAAGCCTGTTTCTTTTTTTAAATTGGTTGGTTAAAATAAAAGACGACCAAGAGTTTTTTTTTGGTTTAGCTATAAACATGATTTGCAATCTTTTGCCACCATCCTAAAAAGTTGGTGGCTTTTTTATGCTCACTCGAATTCATCAAGCATATAAACCCTTGCAATGCAAAAAGCCCCACCGAAGTGAGGCTCTATTAATCTGGTTAAGCCAACCTAAGAACAATTAAGGCAGCTTACCTGATAAGTATTGTCCATTTGGCCATTTCTGTCAATAGCAAAGTTCAGTTATTTTTCTAACTTTAGCTACACGTTTGCGACCGTTCATTGCATTTCGTAGAGGTTCGTATAATAACCACTGACAAGCTTTCAGCTTTTCGTCAACCTCTCTTCGACATGTTCGCAATGATGGAACCTTTACTTTTCCTCCTGACCTTGTGTTCATTTTGCGAGGTTTTGCATTGTTATGGTAGTAAGATGCTATCGAAAGCTTTGACGCGCCGTACACGTAGTAACTTATCAATATCTTGTAAGCCTGCTTGTCAATGGCGATGACGGAATCTATGACCTGAGAAATCAACATTCCGTCATCGTCATTACACATCGGCCGTGTTAGATTTTTGCTTGGGTCAACTGATTGCATGAATTTGTATATGATGTTAATTTTCCTCATGTCTACTCGGCCTGAGTGAACCCAAGCGCCCCACAATTCAAGCCATCCATTAAGCCAGTCGAATTGCTCCTTTGTAAGTTCTTTCTCTCCGATGTAGTTCATCTCACCCCCTGCAATACTTCACTCTTTCCTTTTATCGCTCCGCCGATTCCACCGCGATGTATAACCATAAGCTGCCCATTTACAATGATGTGCTTTTCTGCTCGCGTATCGAATGCGTACTTCTTTACTGTATTTCGCGATGCGCTTATCCAGCCAGCCACTCGAGTTTGATTTCCTCTGGCTTTGATGAGTAATTCTGGAATGGTTGTTATCTCAGCCTGCATCATCTATCTCCCATATCATGATATCCAGTGAGCCGCCTTTAACCCTCTCGCCGCGTTTAATTCGAAAATCATCTATCTGCTCGTCGTCATCCCAAAAGTTGGCGTGAGTAAGCGAATCGAAAACAGCTTTAGGCAAGTTATCGAGGTCTCTTTTGCGTTTGTCTGGAGGGTTTGCAGTGATGATTATCTTGATGCGAGAGGTGGTTTTGATATCTAGGTTATGTTGCTTGATGTAATCTGTTACTTGCTTTCGGTAGCCTGTACCCTTTGATGATATATAGTGCCTGCCTTTGCAGTGTCGCCAGTACGTATTTACTGAAGGCGGCCACGGCAACTTGAGGTGATATTGCTTCATGATGGTTCTATCAATCCCCCTCTGGTTAGCTCCCTAAGTGTTAAAACAATCGCCCTATCCATCAGTTGACGTCTTTCAATTCGACTCAACTTGCTGCCGTTATCAATCTCATGATGGCAGTGCTGACATAATGCTGCTGTGAGGCTATCGTCAACCTTAAGCCCCATCCCCTTATCTTCGTTTCTATGTGCTACCTGAGTGCCATAGCGACCACACAAGACACAACATTCGATTTGAGCTACGGCTTTGAGCCATTTTTTTGAGCGGTAGATACTTGTCATTTCTCTAGCTCCCACTCTGCAAGTGTGATAACCAACATCGGGTTACTGCTGCTTTCAATTGTTAGCATTGATTCATACGCTAAGTGCTCTTTAAATTTGCGCTTTAATAGCCCTGCACACTTCCTGACGGCTTCATTGGACTTATGGATAGCCCAACATAGCTTGAGTGTTGTTAATGCGCTCATAAACGCTTCTGCTTCGTTTTTCATCTCCACATCCTATTAATCATTGTTCGCGGTGTTGGCTTGAGCCATTTTTGGGTAGGCAGGTTGACTGATACGTCGAAATATTTCGGGTTAATATTGAGCATTTTGACTGGGGAATAACCTTGTCGCTTGTAATGCTCACAAAGTCTTTCTGCTTCCTCGTATGTAAGAAGCTTGTGTATGTGAGGTTCTTTCATCTCTCTTGCTGCTCCTTGAGTTTCATGTACTGTGATTCTTTCGGTATCGTCACGAGACAACCTATACCCGCCGCCCAACACTCAACCTGCTCCATGAAGTGGAACATTTCACCTGTATCTAACTTTGATGTTTTTCGTAGTGTCCTGACGCGCTCTATATCCTGTGTAGTAGCGTCTATCATCTCTACCACCTCGTAGCCTAGAAATGTGTGCTTTAACATGTCCTTGACAGCTTCAGGCGTGAAATTAGCTTTGTTTTTACACAGATACTTGCTTATCTCTCCACACCACATATGGAAAGTTGCATTCTGAGATAGTGAGCGTGTGGACTTCCAAGGCTTAATGATGATTCGGTGTGGTTGGTTTGTTGCTAGAACTTCTTTGAGGTGTTGCCATGCGGTATTTTTGGTTGATTCGTGGAAGAGAAAATCTGCTTCCAAATTAGCCTCCTAGTTTTCCTTCGCTGTAAAGTGGCAACCAAACATACCGATAAACAAACGGGATAAAAGCTGTAAAGAACTCATTAAATTGATGCTCTCTAAATCCTGTCGCTTCGTCGACCATTGCAATTAGTGGTGAGGTTGGCTTTCTTGGCAAATCAACGCCATAGATACGGCTAAAATTACTAACTAACTCGCTTTCATCTAAACAGCGTTCCACTACCTCGATAAACATCGGTTCAGTTGCTAGAGTTTTTAAAATTTCATCTGGTAACTTATCACTCACTGTTGGCTCTCCTGTTCCCCAATTAGCGTTAACTTAACAATCTCAATAACCCCTATTGCTTCAGCTAAGCTTATTTCACCGTCATATTCGTGGATTAATTCCAGCATGCGTTTAGATAACTCACCATTAGCTTGGAATTTTTTATCGATGGGTAATTTGGTGATGTTCATCATTCACCCTCTGGCATTAGTGGGAGTGGCAGGTCGCACCAGTAGGTAACATCTGAATAGTCAAACCACTTTGATATTTTTATGCTGTAAAAACCACAACCTTCATCAAGCATCCATCCTGCATGAGTTTCACCACCTGCATAAAACAAAATGAGCTTAACCTTCTCTGGATGTTTCTCACTACACTTAACCCAATTAGTTCCCTGCATTAGATGCCTCTCGTTAAGCTCTGAAAATCAAGACGTAGCAACTTTTTTAATACTTTTTCACTGCGATAGTTGCTGTTAAATTTGCGGTTATAATCTTTGCATTGTCTAAGATATTTTCTCTTGCGATTTCTAGACTCATTCACATAAGCCCACATCAGAGTTTTATAGTCTGTTCCTTTCATCACTCAACACCTCGATTAATTGCCCGCTTAGCTTCTCTGCGAATTGCTATTCCCATTCGTTCGAGCCAGTCTGCGTATTTCAGCATTGCTTCGAGTTCGTTATCGATGCGCGGGAAATCATTTAGATCAAGTTCTAACTCTACTCGTCCAAATTCATCAGTTCTTACTGTTAAATCTTGTTCTACAGTTGTATGTCCGTTGTGATGCGCTACTTTAAATCGCTTTAGTTTATAATTATCTTCAAGCTCATATCTGGTTAACTTCATCTTAGTTTGCTTGGTTTTCATCCCACTTTACCCTCGTGTTGTAGCTTCTTATTTTCAATGAACAAAAGTTCAGTTTTAGCACTGCGTAGCCTCGCTTTAGTGTTCTTTTCTTCCCTTAAAAGCCCATCAACTGATTTACGCAGCTCATCACGCTGTTCTAGTAATTGGCTCATTTGTCGAATTACTGACTCGCCATTATTTGCCCTCGCCAACAAAACATCGAAAGCATCAACAACGCAGCCACAATCATTACATTCGACTGTTCTGTGCTCCTCATCGACTACCAGCGAATAATGCTTGCATTGCATTTGCTGCCTGTTCTTTCTTCCCTTAACTTCTGTATCAATTGAGGGAATGGCATCACTAGGCGCTTTGAATTGAATAACATTGTCATCTGCACTCATCTAGAAGTCCTCACGATTCCCATTCATATCCAACTTTAATTGCCTTGGCTTGCTCTAAGGTATTAGTCATCACTTTCGTGTTAGAAATATTACCCCAGCAATCACACTCGACTGGTGTTAGGTAATATTCATTTTCTGTTCCATCATCCGATTTGTAAGTGTGACGAACAGGATCACCTAATACCTTGGTGACGGTATGTGTTAATAAATTCATCTAGAAGTCCTTATGATTTGGTGGTTAACAACTTGCTTCACCGCCAAGTGAGTCAATGAGCGAGTCGATTAGTCGCGTCATTTCACCTGTAAACAGAGCAAAATCTGCATCAAATCGCTGGGCGATATCTTCTCTGTCGATATCATCGTTTTGCTCTTTTAGTACATCTGAGAACTTGATTTTTTTAAGTGATCCATCGTCGCACAAGGTAAATTGAATTGTTTCATTCCAATCTAGAGATAATTTCGTTACTAATTTACCTGCTTCAATGTGTGAGGCTATTTCGTCAGAAACTAAATCTTGCTTCTTGAATCTGGCAATGCCACCTTCTTCTAAAATTGCTTTAAGTTCCGCCTCATCGGTAAAATTAAACCCTTTAGGGATCGTTCCATCACGTAACCATTCAGTGAGAGTCAGTTCGATTGGTGTTTCCATGGAAAGTGGAACTACTGGTAATGAACCTAACGTTTTTCTCAGTAGTGCTAGTGTATCTTCGGCTCGTTTTGCACTACTTGCATCGACAATGATTCTTTGATTGTCGTTATCAATCCAAATTCTGACTACAGATTCCTTGCTAAAAGCTCGAGGTAGCAATGTGTGAATAACTTCGTCTTTCAAGCTGTCTTTCTCGGTCTTTTTCAGCCTACGCCCTTGGTCGGCTTCCAGCTTATCAACCTTGGCTTGCAGCTCTTTTTTGATAACATCAGACGGTAATATTTTTTCTTCACGCTTGGCAACAATGAGTATTTGATTACCCACTGAATGAGTTAATGCTTCACCTGTTTTAATTGGATTAGTCCAACCAGCTTTCATCATGTCCTGACTTCCACAGGGTGAAAATTTAAGATTTTTTAATTGCGCTTCAAGTTCATCTGCTGAAATTTGAATGTCACGAGTTATACGATACACAATCGCATTTTTGAAAAAGTTCATGTTTATTTCCTTAAATAGATTTAGGGTTAAGATTCAATTTCTTTCTAATTGAAGCAAGGTGTTCTAATGATTTTTCTTTGCTGGTTGGAATGTGTAACTGAGGTATTTGTTTAACTGGCGCTGGAATAGTTTCACCTGCTTTGATTCTTGCAGTCATGCTCCGTAACTCTTTGGCGCAAAGCTTTTTAACCTCGCTATCCGTTAGGCTTTTACTTCGCATCTCAGAGTAAATTTTGGTAACCATCCAGTAGCAAGCGTTTGATGGCCATTTCATTTTACGCCAGCCGCGCATTTTGCAGTATTCTCGATAGAGTTCGTAAAGCTGATCCTCGTCAGGCAAACCAAGAGCTACATAATCTTCTTCCTTGCACCACTTGATAAATTGACCAACAGCAGGCCAGAAAGGGTTATCACTTGCCCTTGCATGTCGCATACCGTTTTGAAGCTGCTCTCTGGTAGTAATTCCATTTTCAGCAAAGGCGGCGATCCATTGTCTCTTCGCGTCCATTTCGTCACTTGGGTTTTTAAAAACGGTACTAACTGACGCAGGAAAGAGTTGCTTTAAACTTTTGAATAGTGAATCAACCATCTTTTCAGCGTTTGAATTGACTACTTTTTTTGTGATATCTCCCTGTGACATTCTGGCTAAAGCGCCCGCATCACGATTATTAATTACCGCCATTAAATTGGTTTTCAAATGAAATCCCTCCATGCCTCCGGCGTGTTCCAGCTACCCTGCTGTGATGTTATTGCCTGATGGTTATTTTTAGGTTTAAACAGCCCTTGCCAGCCATTAGTTATGGATTGATTAATTATTTCTTCAGGCGAATAACCTTCTTCGAGACATTGCAGTAAAAATTTAACCTGTAACTCAAAGGTCTTTTTAGTTTTGAGAGGTTTTTTAATTTCATTCCTGTAATCAATCCAGTTGAACCAAATTTCACGATCCAACCAATCAGGGATAGATTCCTTCTTCGCATCAAATCCCTTTTTCTTTGATTCATTGTTTGTTTCTAGTGACTGATTCTGTGACCCGTTTTTGGGTACATTCAAAGACCCGTTTTTGGGTGCATTCAAAGACCCGTTTTTGGGTATATTCCCTTTTTCGGTATCATCCCGTTTTTGGGTGTATTCAGCATCAATATTTAAACGCAAAACTCTTACTCTTTTTGTTGGCCCTTTTCTTTCGCCTGTGTCTGATATCAAGCCATCTTCAATCATTAGGTTTATCCATTTGCTAATGGTCTTTTTATCTAGCCCAGTGTCCTTTACTAACCTCTGTATGCTTGGGTAACAACAGTGATATTCATCAGCCCTATCCGCCAAAGATAAAATCAATATTTTTTGAGGTGCTTTTAGGTCTAGGCTCCACGCCCAATCAGTAGCTGCTCTACTCATTACTGTTTTCCTCGAAATAAAACGAATGTGTCGGAAGTGGAATATCAACTCCTAGGCAACTTAGTTCGCGCCATTGTGATGCGTTAATAACCCCAGAGAATTTAGATTTTTTTATTCTCATATGAAGCCTGTAATCCTCTAAGCTCTTCCCTCCTTTGGTTGTGTTGCATTTCTGGCAGGAAGGATTTAAGTTCTTTATGTCGCTTTTTCCGCCTAGTTTCTTGGGGTTTATATGGTCAATGTGCATATCAATCATTGATATCGATATGCCGCAGTAAGCGCACTTACATCCAAACTTACCGTGTGTAAGTTCCTTTTTAGTGATTCCTATTCCTCTGCTCATGCTGCCTCCAATTGCTCTCTAGCCAGTAACCCAGCGATCCACTGAATTCCTTTAGGCGTAAATTTAACTTGTGTGTATGCGTGACCGTTGATTTGATTCTCACCTGTTTTTACATCAAAACGCCCTGCGTCAAGGTGTTCTGAATAAGGTGTTAATTTTCCAGCCAGTTTGTACATAATTCGTTTTGAGATTAAAAAGTCTCTAAAGAAGTTTTCTTTAACTTTTAACAACTTGCATACCTCACGAAAACCAAGTAAGCCAGTCGCTTGAACGTAGCGATCAACAAATTCAGCTTTAGGCGCTGCAATTGCTAATTGCTGCTCAACGATTTGTTTCTGTTCTGCTAGGTCAGCAGCGAGGCGTAAAGCTTCTGGTAGAGACTGAGGAATGAGAGATTGTTTTGATTCTAGCTCTTGCCATCTATCAACTAGTCTTGCTGTAAATTCAGGTGATAGCTGAGCAACAATAACGTAACTATCTCTCTTGTTAATTTGATATACAGAAACCGTCTGGTTTAAGTGATTTTTAACTTCCCCCATTGGGGGGAGTTTGATAACACCGCGTTTTGCAAGGCGTTCGATTGATTGTTTAACTTTGTCATGCCTTGACTCAACCAACTCTGAAATTTCCAAACTACTCATCGTTGGTTCGCCAGTATTTACTAAGTTATTCAATTGATTCATAATGACCTCATTGATTTATTAATGACCAAAGGAAAGCTCAAAATCAGCTTCCCTTTAATACTGGTTATTGATACAGTGTATTTGTTAGTCTAAATGGTTAAGTCCATTTGTTGAGAAGCCTCAGTGTCCGCTGGGGCTTTTCTTTTAACCTTTCCCTTCCCTTCAAGAGCCTGAATAACCCTTTCTGCATAGTCACCTTCAAGCACAACTTTCGTTGGCTTATCGCTGATATTTACAGAATCAGGGGGTAATCCGAACTTACTCACCAACTGGCAAGCTAAATCGAATATTCTGGCTTTATCTCGACTGGATTTTGATGGGTGTATTCCTAGCGCCTTAGCGAGTCCGTTATTACCGACTGAATACATTTGTTGGATGTAAAACGTCATCAATTCGTTTGATGAGCACTCTACTTTGATATTTTTTGCATTTTCCATAGTCTATAGTCCTTTTTAGATACAGTTAGTCCGTGACTCACGATCCAGTGAGTGTGTATTGATGTGCGCTTTTTCAGCGCTGAGATGTTAAAGAGCGAGGTGGTGCTTATTTTTTAGTGCTTGGAAATGGCTTTATTTCTATTGCTTTAATGCCATTTTCCGTTTGTGATAAGAGAATATTTCTCCCTTCTCTTAGCGCTTTACTGATAGCGCCTTGAGTAACACCTATTGCTTTAGCCGTCTTATCTTGACCATGCTCCTTGACATATTCACGTAAAGCTAGTTGGTTCATCTTCTTCTCCTTTAAAATGAATCAGCTTAATTATTATATTCGGTAATAAAAAAGTCAATACCAACGGTATTTTTAAAATATAACTTATAGTAATAAAATACAGGGATGAACAAAAAGAAACCGCTATCAGAAGAGCAACTGGCAGATGCCAGAAGGCTTAAATCAATCTATTCCTCTAAGCGCAAGACGCTAGGGATAAATCAAGAAGACATAGCTGAAAAGCTAGGTGTCAACCAAAGTGCTGTCAGTCATTATTTAAATGGAATTAATCCATTAAACCCGAACGCAGTTGCTACATTTGCAAAGATATTGAAGGTTGCTGTTAGTGATATAAGTCCGTCAATATCTAAACAAATAATGTCTCTAGCTCAATCGGTAGATGATGAAATCGAATATATAGGCACAGTGCCTTCAGGAATGGTTCAGGTGCGCGGTGAGGCGTTCTTAGGTGCTGATGGTGCTGTTGATATGATCGAGGCTCACAATGGCTGGCTGAAGATATACAGCGACGATAAAGACGCATACGGGTTGAAGGTTAAAGGTGACAGCATGTGGCCGCGCATTCAATCAGGCGAGTTTGTTGTGGTTGAACCAAATACAACAGTCAGATCTGGCGATGAGGTTTTTGTGCGCACGGTTGAAGGTCACAATATGATTAAGATTTTCAACAAAACTCGTGATGGGGACTATCAGTTTTCCAGTATAAACAACTCACACAAGCCCATTACTCTATCACCAGATCAAGTTGACACCATGCACTATGTGTCAGCTATCGTTAAACCAATTAAATATATAGACGCTTGCGAAAAAACAGGCCGAGCACTGTTTTAATGGCCTGACGACACGTTCATATGAAAAAATTATGGGGTTGTATCAAGCAGCACAAGGTAGAAATAACCGCAGCACTATCCGTGATTGCAATGCTGGTATGGTTTGATTTTGATGATGATGCCATATTCCAACTCTACGAGATGATTTTTGGACGGCCTGACGACACGTTTTAGGAGAATGCATGGCATTTAACGACATTGAGATAGCTAACATTAAGCGGTGTATGGAGTTTTTCATGGAAAAGCGCCGACCTGCTGAACACCTAAGGGATGAGCTGGATTTAAGCTATAGCATTGAAGATGACTCCGTTGTCATATTTGAAGTAAGACGCCTTACTTGGAGTGACGGGCAAGCTCAAGAGCCGATAGCAAAAATTACACATGACAAATCTAACAGCTCTTGGTCTCTGTTTTGGATGGATAAAGACAGCAACTGGCACAACTACGATGAAATAATGCTAGGCAGTTTTTCTGACGCCATTAGGCTCGTTGAAGATGATGCCCGTGGCTGCTTCTTTGGGTGACGATACGTTTTAGGGTGTGGTTTTTCCTATTTTCTGTGGATAAAAAGCAGAAAAATATTTTTATCCATTTATCAACAAGTTTTGATAAAGCGATCAAAAATAAGGAAAATATTACTTAATTTTTATATTGACATGGTGTAGATTGTCGCTCCACTAAGAAAGTTATTCACAATTTTTCCAGCGAATCACTTGTAAAAACGATATAGAACCATTATATATAGTGTATGAATGATTTTTAATCTTAGTTATATCGTTTTATTTGCTTGTGATTTTAATCTAATTTTACAATGTAAGAATTTGAAATGACTGAAATTGAACAAGCTAGATTTGAAAAAATAGTTACTATTGTAAGCAACACGCTTAACGATTTAACTGGATTATTTGAAGAATTTGGCATTGATGGAATGCATGAACTAACAAATCCATCAATTGATCAGCTTAAAAATTTAGTTTCTCAGATGAATAGCTATGCTAACACATATGAGAAACAGCTATTAACATCCGATGATGAAAATGCCATCACCGCAAGGATGTTCCTACAGAATGTAAAACAAGGATTGTTATACGCAGAATCTTTGTTGATTGGTGTAGAAAAGTTCAATATCGATGCATGTAATAAAGCGCACGACGATATTCGTAACAATCATTTAATCACACCAACATGGAATAACCCTGAATAACTTTAGTGAGACATGCAACCATGCCAATCACGGTATGCTTGGATTAATTAGGAGCACGTTATGTCACAATTAAATAAATTATATGCTAGCGCACTGAAACTTGAAAAAATCATGAGTGAAATCAACGCAAGAGCAGCGATTAAGCGCAGTAAAAAAGCAGCTTGATATCGAAAACCCTTTCCACAGTTATAAAGAAGCCCTCCCCGCGAGGGCTTTTTTGTGTCCTCTCCCCTCCAAATAAGTGATCTGCATTCCAATCTGAGATTTTTTTGAAAATAAATTCCTTTTAAATTCAATAATATTACCGAAAATATAATTTTATATTACCGATGGTATTGACTTAAATAAATACCGCATGTAATATTTAACTCATCGAAGGCAAGGAGCCATAGATAAACAGGATGTTCGCTCTTTAACAGATAGCGCTGAAAAAGCGCAAACCAAAGACAGTATGTTTTGGGATTGGTGAACGCTACGGCGGCACGTGTGGTACTAGGCGACCACCACCAATCGCCAAAGCAAACTGTAAGGGGAGAACTATGTGTAACTTTCACGGCTACAACAACGCCAGATTACGCAGAATGGAACGCAGAAAGGCATTGCATGAATCTTACGAGCTAACTAAAAGCTTAAAAGCTGCAATCCATGGCGAACAAGTAGAAGAAACAAAGCGCCCTACCTTATCACTAACACGCAAACCAATTAGCCGAGTTGAAAAAGCAATTTCAATTCGCAGCACTAAAGTTTATGACTCAGTAGATAATACTTGCTTGCCAAATACGAGCATTTACGCAGTTAAATATAGAAAATCTGGTACGCTGTTAGAATCTGGTGAAGTAACTGCGAGAGCTTAATACAGTGGAAGCGCCAATGAGAATTGAATGCCCTGTATGTAAAAGACTTTTCAACCCGATGAATCCTAAATATCACATTGATAAGCACCACGCGAATGCAAGTGATAGCGAGCTGATAAGAATTAGAGACGCCAAGCGTAAGGTTCTAGGTAGCGAAAAGCCAGTAAAGAACAAGCATTACCTGCTAAAAAGCATAAATAAACATAACGGTTCGCCACCAATGCAAGGCGGATTACCCTCACTAGGGAAGAAAAGATAAACCTCGCAACTGCGGGGTTTTTATTCCCTAAATTAACACACCTGATAACTGTTGCTTACCTAATGTAGCAATATTTTCAGGCGTTAAAACAAAACAGCCGAGCAGTGAGTTCGGGGTGACGGCGAGATAAATAGGAGATAGAAAATGAAATTTGAAATGTTACCAGACCAGATTCAATTAGAAGCAGCCAGATGTTTACGTGAATATGTAATTTGTCAATCAGGCGGTGAAAGAGACCAAGCTATGCAGCTGGCCTCTGTAATTAGAGATGCTTTTTGTGAGCTTTATCAGAAGGGAGACTCATCAGGCTCGAAATCAACCGGTGGCAATGCTGACAACGATTTAAAGTGAGCATTCAAGTCATCAAATATTTTAATAACCCGCTCACCATTAGATTGTGGTGCTGCAATTCTTTCCGCTCGAATTAATTCAATCACTACCTGTAAAGCTGCTTGCTCAGGATTTCTTTTTGGGTCAAGAGCATCATACATACAAAAAACTTCCTTATTTTGACTGTGGAATAACCAATATATCAATTTTCCTTGACTGTGGAAAGTAAGGAACCACCTCGCCTGACGTGGTTAAAAGCAGGCACAGTTAACTAATTACAGTCCATCAAGGTGGGCTGTGGTGAGTTGATTAATAGATAGGAGATAGAGATGGAAATATGGTTTAAGGAATTTGAGTCACATGGACGTCAGATTCTAGTTAAAAAAGCACATAACCCCGAAGAGTCAAAAGTCGGGGTGCAATATTGTTGGCTTGAGAAAATTTTTGAGGTCGATTTTGGGTTGTGGGTGGATTACGACGAGGATGATGAGGAAAGTTATGATAAAGCAGAAGATGCACGCAACAATCTATTCGACACCATCGATCAGGAAGTGGTAGATACCGTGGTGAGGGAATTAATTCAAAAACACAAGCTCGATGATTAGCATCGTATTTAGTTAATAACGGAGGGAGTATGGAAGATAAAACAGGTGGGTTTGATGGCAGTCCTGCTCCATGGGAAAACCGCGATGGTTTTGTATATGACTCAGAGGGTGAAGTTATTTGCTCTTCATATGGATATGAAAGTGATGATGACCTAATCGCAGCGGCACCAGAGTTATTACAAGCACTACAACTAATCGTAAGTTATCACGATGACGGAAATAGAAGTTTACATCGTGAAGATTTAGAAATGGCTCGTAAAGCAATCGCAAAAGCCCTCGGTAAGCAGTAACCCACCACAACACATTTCATATCGCTATTAATAGTGAGGAATACGCACATAAGGAACATAGGAAATGGCAAATGAATTAGTCGTAATTGAACAAGCAACTGCGCTCGATTTATTTACAGCGCCAGAAAAAGTAAATCAGATGCTAGAGCACATTAAATCTCTTGCAGAAGAAGAGCGTAAAGAACTAGACAGTGATTTCTCAGTAGCTAAAAACCGAAAGGCTTTTGCATCTTTGGCGTACAAGGTCGCTCAAACAAAAGCGTATATCGACAAGGAAGGTAAGGCAGTTGTCGATAAGTTAAAAGAGCTACCAAAAAAAGTTGATGCTAATCGCAAGATTTTTCGTGACGAACTAGATGCATTAAGCAAAGATATTCGCAAGCCACTAACAGAGTGGGAGGCTCAAGAAAAAGCTCGCGAAGAAGCCGAAGCGCTTAAGAAGCAAATCGAAGTTGATCATGAAGAAGCTCTGCGAATGAACGAGCTGTTTGATTTGCGCAAAGCCGAAGAAGAACGCCAGCGCATTGCTCGTGAAGAAGAAATGAAAAGACAAGCTGCGGAACAGGCAAGGCTCGAAGCTGAACGTAAAGCACAGCAAGAAATCGAAGCAGCAGCACAGCGTGAACGCGAAGCAAAAGAAGCCGCCGAACGTGCAGAGCGTGAAAAGCAGGAAGCTATTCAACGTGCAGAGCAAGCAGCAAAAGAAGCCAAGGAAAAGGCAGAGCGTGATGCTAAAGAAGCTCAGGAGCGAGCCGAACGCGAGAAACAATTAGCTATCGAAGCTGAGCGCAAGAAAGCACAAGAAGCAGAACAAGCGCGATTAGCAGAAGAAGAACGTAAGCGTCAGGAAGAAGCTAAACGTCAGGCTGATAAGGAGCATCGTCGCAAGTATAACCAAGAAACCTTACAAGCCTTAGTAAGTAACGGATTTGATGAAAAATTAGCGACTGAATTTATTAAGTTAGTTGCTAGTAATAAAATCCCCCACATGACAATGAATTACTAATACCCACCGCACCAACACCAGAACCTAAATAACAATCGCTATCGTAAGATACGTGAGGATTAATCATGCAATCAAAAAACAAATACAGCCGTGCAATGCGAGACGTTTGCATGGTTAAACCAGTTAAACCTCAAGCAGTTAGAAATAAGCCAACATCAGGGTTTTGTCTGGCAGTTATAGCAATATTCGCATTCCTATTACTTCCTGCTTTGGTGAGGTGACTTATGAATAAATGCATACAGCTTTTATTGTCAACTTTTGGATGCGACCACTCCTCATCAGGAACAATTATTACTTGTGTCAACGAAAATGACATCAAGCGCATAGACGGTGATTACGGAACAATCATTAGCAAACTACAGTTCACGGAAAAAGAACGCTACGAAAACATTAAGGAAAATGGGCAGCTTGCTGGGTTTATTGATGAAGCCATAGCAGCAGGCGACGGGCAATGGATTGTCGAACACATCAGGAGCAAAGGTAAGGTGGCAGCATGAGAATTTCAGAGTATGAAAATTTCGTCACCATTCCAGACCGCGAGCATCTAGCAAATCAATATGATGAGCTAGCTAATGAAATGGCTCAGCGGTTTTATGATGCGGTCATGGATGAAACTCCGCATCTAATACAAAAACTTAATGAATCTGAACTTGATGGTATTTGGAATGGATTATTTAAAGCCGCTAAGTCTGAAAACTTACTGAGATAATCAAAGGGAAAAATATGAGTAACTCACTAGTTTCAATGGCTGGCTCACTTGCCAAAAAGTTAGAGCTGGCTATTGATGAAAAAGACCTAATTCAAACATTGAAATCCACGGCATTTAAAGCCGAAGCAACAGAACAGCAATTTTTAGCCCTTCTCATCGTCGCTAATCAATACAACTTAAACCCTTGGACTAAAGAAATTTACGCATTCCCAGACAGAACAGGAATTGTTCCAGTTGTTGGTGTTGATGGTTGGGCGCGCATTATTAATGAAAACAAAAACTTTGATGGCATGGAGTTCATTATGGACGCTGACTCCTGCACATGCAAAATTTACCGAAAAGACAGGAGTCATCCTACCTCGGTTACTGAGTACATGGATGAATGCAATCGAAACACTCAGCCTTGGAAATCACACCCAAAACGGATGTTACGGCACAAAGCAATGATCCAATGTGCTCGACTAGCTTTTGGTTTTGCCGGTATTTATGACCAAGACGAGGCCGAGAGAATTACCGAAAACACACCAACGGGCGTTATTAACGGGCAAGAAAGCCACGAAAAAAGAGCTGAACTAATCGCTAAGTGCGAAGCGGCAGCAGCCAAAGGAATGGACGCATTTAAACAATTATGGACGGAGTTATCAGGGGATGAGCGAGCCATTATCGGATCCGCTGAAAAGGAACGAATTAAAAACTCTATAGCCATCGATGCTGAATTTACCGAGGTGCCAAGTGGAGCAGAGGACTAACGAATGGTATGCGGCAAGACTAGGATGTGTTACCGCCAGTAACCTATCAAAAGTAATGGCAAAAGGAAGCGGAGCAACTCGTAGAAATTATATGGCTCAACTAATTTGCGAAACACTAACAGGACAAAAGGAAGAGTCCTTCAAATCAGCCAGTATGGAGCGTGGAAATGAGCTTGAGGCAGTTGCAAGGGAAATGTATTGCCTCAATGAGTTCGACGCCACAGTGACAGAAACAGGCTTTATCCCTCACCCATCTATCGAAGGATTCGGAGCTAGCCCTGATGGGTTGGTAGATGAAGATGGACTTATTGAAATCAAATGCCCAAACACCGCAACTCACTTAGAAACGCTTAGGACAGGAAAGCCTAAGACTGAATATCTATTACAAATGCACGGGCAAATGATGTGCACTGGACGCAAATGGTGTGACTTTGTCAGCTATGACAATCGCCTTCCAGTAAACCTCGCCTATTTCAAAACACGGATTGTTTTTAATGACGAGCTAGCACAAAAAATTGAGCAAGAAGTTCGTAAATTCTTAAATGAACTCAAGGAAGAAATAGAAAAGTTAACTAAATATGCGGAGGCTTCTTGATGGCAATTAACACAATAACGGCAAGTGGAAACTTAGGCAAAGATTGCGAACAGCGATGGACTCCAAATGGTAAAGCGGCTGCATCTTTTAGTTTACCAGTGAAACAAGGTTACGGAGAACACGAAAAAGTATCTTGGGTTATCTGTAAGATGTTTGGCTCTAAAGCTGAAAAGTTACCTCCGCACCTAACCAAAGGAACAAAGGTTACGGTTACTGGTGAGTTCGTCACTTATGGGATTCAGTTAGTAAACCTGACTGTAATTTTGAAAGTAATCCGTGGGTATTGGTTATTGAGTTTAAGCGAGTGTGATTATGAATAATATAAAGCACCCAGTTATTCGCTACCATGGCGGCAAGTTTCGGCTTGCCTCTTGGGTGATAGGCCACTTTCCTGATCATCGTTGTTATGTTGAGCCTTTCGGTGGTGCTGCATCGGTTCTTTTACGCAAACCTCGCTCGGAAGCTGAAGTTTATAACGATTTAGATGATGAAATAGTAAATCTGTTTCGCGTTCTACGTGATAAAGACCAAGCTGAGAAACTTATCGATGCTTGCTTATTAACGCCCTATTCACGCACCGAGTTTAATTGTGCTTATGATGATTCAGATTGTCCTATTGAACGAGCACGCAAAACAATTGTGCGTGCCACTATGGGTTTTGGTAGTGCCGGTGCAACAAAAGGCAAAACAGGTTTTAGATTAGACACTAAACGTAATTCAGCGACAGCGCAAAAAATATGGACACGGGCACCAGAAAACCTACTCGCTGTAGTGGATAGATTACAAGGGGTATTAATTGAAAACCGTGACGCTGTTCAGTGCATGAAAGACCATGATACCACCAGCACATTGCATTTTATCGATCCACCCTATTTACATGAAACAAGGAGCATGAGAAGCGAAACATATCGGTACGAAATGGATGAATATGGACACCAGCAATTAATAACCGTCGCTGGCCAGCTTTCAGGAAAAGTTATTATTTGTGGTTATGACAACGATCTATATAACAGCCAACTCTCGAGCTGGCGAAAAGAAGCAAAGACAACAGCAGCAAATGGACACGCAGGTTCTGTAAAACGTACCGAATGTCTGTGGCTAAACTTTTAAGGTGAAATTTAATGAAATATAAACACTTAATGTTAGATCTGGAAACTATGAGCAACAAAAGTAATGCGGCTATTGTCTCGATTGGTGCAGTAGCTTTTGAGCCGTCAACGGGTGAATTAGGTCCCGAGTTCTATTTGACTGTTGATCTGGTTAGTTGCGAAAAGCTCGGCATGCATATTGATGCTGATACAGTGCTGTGGTGGATGAGGCAAAGTAGTGAAGCTAGAGCTGCTATTGTTGATGAGGATGCTGGAACCATTCAATCAGCATTACTCGCCCTATCCGCTTTCGCTGAAGAACATTTAACTGACAATGTATGTGTATGGGGTAACGGTAGCGATTTTGACAATGTTGTCCTAGCTAGTGCTTATGCTGCATGTGATTTTAATCCGTTCTGGAAATTCTGGAATAATCGAGATGTTCGCACGATTGTAGAGCTTGGTCGTAGTGCTGGTATTGATCCTAAGCGGACATTAGCCTTTGAGGGTGAGCAACACAATGCTTTGGCTGATGCAATTCATCAAGCTAAGTATGTGTCTATTATCCACCAGCATTTAATTAAACCAGTTAACGACGATATTTAAATCTGTATGCGGCAGATGTGTGGAGGTATTTACTGTGACACGTACAAAAACATTGAAAACTTGGGCTCAGGAAGAATTTGAAGCGCCCGTGCCTAGTTATCAAACATTAATACGTTACGCAAAAAACGGCATGATATCACCCCAGCCATTTAAAGCTGGCCGTTGTTGGCGAGTCGACACAAATGCAAGATTTATTGGAATGAATAGCAAACCGACAATCAAGCAAAATGACGATCCGCGATTACTGAGGATATTAGAGGATGGCTCGTCCACGTAAATACAATATCAACATACCGGGCTTATCTTGCTACATTGACGCCAGAACAAAGAAAGTGTACTGGCGTTATAAGCACCCTATCACTGGCAAGTTTCACGGGCTAGGCACAGATGAAAGCGCAGCAAAAGCAATTGCGATTGAAGCAAACTCTCGGTTAGCTGAAGCAAAAATGAACCAGTTAATTAAAGCCAAGGATGAAATTAGCCGAAAGCTAAAAAAAGGGATTACGGTCCATACATGGCTAAATCAGTTTTTAAAAATACAAAAAGAACGCATGGAATATGGCGAAATAAAGCTCAATACATATAAACAAAAAATAGCGCCAGTTGAAGCTTTTCGCCAAGCATGTGGTAACCAAATTATTTCAGAAATAGATGTTAGAGACATAGCATCCATCGTTGATGAATACAAAGAGCGTGGGCAAACAAGAATGGCCCAAGTCGTTAGAATGGTTTTAGTCGATGTATTTAAAGAAGCGCAACATGCCGGCGAAGTTCCACCAGGATACAACCCCGCACAAGCAACAAAGTTGCCAATGAATAGAATTAAGCGCCAGCGATTAGACTTTGATGAATGGCTGGTGATCTTTAATGAGGCTGAAAAAACGCAACGTTATTTGCAAAATGCAATGCTATTAGCGGTCATAACTGGCCAGCGTTTGGGTGATATTGCAAAAATGAGGTTTGATGATGTCTGGGATGACCATTTACATATTATTCAAGAAAAAACAGGCTCTAAAATTGCAATTCCCCTCTCATTACATTGTGAAAAATTGGGATACTCATTAAGAGATGTTATTGCTCGATGCCGGGATCTAATCGTTAGCCCTTATATACTTCATTATCACCACACGACCTCACAGGCTAAACGTGGCGGACAAGTTTCAAGTAATGCAATCACAACATTATTTCAGAGAATTAGGGATCAGACTGATTTGAAGTGGGAAGATGGAACCCCGCCAAGTTTTCATGAACAACGTTCTTTATCGGAAAGGTTATATAGAGATCAAGGCATCGATACTAAAACATTATTGGGACATAAGAGCCAAGCAATGACCGATAAATATCATGACGACAGAGGAAAGAATTGGCAGGTTTTAGCTATAAAATAA